ATGGTATTAGCCGTGTCGAGGTTGACAGCGAAGAATTCGTGTTATTGTATGTATTAGCAAAACTGATGGACGAAAAACACGTCAGCGCTGCGGATGTTTCAAGAGCAACAGGCATTGCAAAATCAAGCATTTCCGATTGGAAAGCTGGAAGATGCAAGCCTAAATTGGACAAAGTTGTTAAACTGGCAAATTACTTTGGTGTAAGCGTTGCATATTTTATTGACGTTGCATAGGAGTGATAGGAATGTATGATGTATTTTTAGACTTGCTGGACGAAAAAGGATTGAAAGTGTGTGACGTTGCAAAGGCTACAGGTATTAGCCATCCGACATTTACTCATTGGAAACAAGGTGCAACTCCGCATTTTAAATCAATGGTTAAGATTGCCAGATTTTTAGGCGTGAGCTTAGATGTTTTTGCAGAGGAGGCACTCAAATGTTAGACAGAATTATTCGTGGACTGCTTATGTTGGCTGTGGTTGGTATTATTGCGAATACTGCATATGACTTTGTGTGCAACTTATTCAAGCCAGAAGTAGAGTGCAGCATCAACTATACCGTACAGACTGGAGATTCTGTGTGGGGCATTGCCAACAAGCATTATCCAGCGCAGACAAGTTTGTCGTTTGGTGATTTTTGGTGCGTGGTTGAGGATTCAATCAAGGCTCAGAACAACGGCAGTACCATTATTCAGCCGGGGCAAAAATATGTAATCACGTGGAAAGATAAGATTTGACCTTGATTATATTTTAGCATTAATGAGGTGAACGGATATGCAAGTAAGCGCTGAAAATTGCTATAGACGTGCAAGGATGTTGTCGGGAATGAAACAGATAGAAGCTGCCGATGCTTTGGCAGTCGGTATGCGGACGTTGAGCGACTACGAAAACGGAATCTCAGCTGTGCCAGATGATGTAGCGTTGGCTATGTCAAGAGTATATAACCGCCCTGAGCTGAGAGTGGAGCACCTGCGTAACAATCCTGTATTCATGGATTTGATGGGTGACGTTGACGTTAAGAATGATATGTCAAGTCAAGTGCTCAAAATGTATAAGGAAGTCAATGATGTTGTGAAGTGTTTTCCGCAGGTGGTTGACGATACTATTACCAAGAAGTCACTGAGTCGCCAAATGTTCGATGAATGCAAAGAAGCCTGCCAAGCGTTGATGTCGCTGTTGGCAGGCACAAAAAAAGGAACCGCCGATAACAGCTCGACGGTTCAGAAGAGAGTGTGATGAAATGAATAATGAAAAAGTGTTTTTCACGTGGCGTGACATAAGCGAAATAACTGGTGTAGGAAAAACCAAATCATATGAGCTTATCGCCAAAATGAATAAGGAATTGGAATCACAAGGGTACATAGTCGCTAAAGCAGGCATAGTGCCGAAAAGCTACGCTCAGAAGCGACTAGGACTCTTGCTGGAATAAGTATATCACAGTCAACAGAAAATGTCCACAAAAAGCTCACAAAAAACAATCGAAATAACGCTGACAAAACATAATTAGAGCGGTAAAATATAAGTGTAGGGAAGAGAGATAAAGAAAACAGTGAGTTAAGAAAGGATGATTGAAATGTTGAGAAATGACTGGTTTTTTGAAGAGGATGCAAAAGAATATTGGGATTATTTTGGAGAAAAATTCTCCGAAAATGACAGATACGTTTACATTAACAGAAACGAAGGTATTGTTGTTAGCGAAGAAATGGCTAAAAAGTTAGCCAAAGATTATAAAACCGAATATGACAAGGTGGCTGAAAGTGATTTTGTCGACGATATTTGGGGTGAAGTTATCCATAAAGGTGAACGTTACATTGAAATCGAGGGTTATACATGCAAGTTAAACAATGATACAACGATTGAAGTTGCACTTGACCTCGACGAAGTTACATTGTGGAATGACGAACGAGTTATGAGCGAAATCGAAGAATATGTTGAAGTTGCATAAGGGAGGGATGAAAAATGTGTAAAGAAATTCCGCTGTTAAGAGCGTGTGACGTTGAGTTGAGAGCTGCGCAGACACGAAAGAATTCCTACGGCGCATACATTACACTGCTTGTTTATAAGGACGCACGTGTTGATATGCGTATTTTAGATAAAGTTTTTGGTCCGCTGAATTGGCAACGTCATCATAAGCAAATTGACGGAAATTTATACTGTGCAATCTCAGTTTGGGATGCTGAAAAAGGATGTTGGATTGAAAAAGAGGATGTCGGAACAGAATCCAATACTGAAAAAGTTAAGGGTGAAGCGAGTGATTCATTCAAACGTGCCGGGTTCTGTTGGGGAATCGGTCGAGAGTTGTACGATGCTCCTAACATCAGTTTTAAGCTGATGGACGATGAATACACGGAGAAGCAAGGAAGAATCGCTTGCTATGCAAAATTCCGTGTAGCAGAAATGGAGTATGACAGAGAACGTGGAGAATTTATCAAATTTACAGTTGTCGACAAGAACGGCAATGTGCGTTTCAAATTAAATAATGCCTCACACGCACAAAAACAAGGCACAGAGCAGAGAAACACTGTCGCGAATACAAACAGTCACGCAGGACAACAGAACACGGCACAGACGAAATCAGAGCCTGCAGAGTACGTCAGAGCGTACCAAGGTAAAGACTGCGTGTACGTCATGAATCAATGGCTGTATTTGGACAGCATCAACAACGGAGCTGTGCTTGCCATTATTGCAACGGACGCTGAGGGAAAATACAGTGCAATCAAAGAAAAGGCAGCAAATATGCTGGCCAAGCTCAAAGGTGCTGCATGATGTTTGCAAAGACGAAGCAGGTCAGGCTTAAAGGACAGGCGTTAAATAAGCTGGTTGCGGCTGTGTATGACCGTGACCAGCACAAATGTGCCGTATGTGGGCGGTGGGTGGAAGATGGGCATAAACCTCACCACGAACCGCCGGGATATGGCAGAAAATCAGATGAACTGCAGAAAATGGTGCTTTTATGTGATGAATGTCATTATGAACGACATCACGGAAAGAGTGCCGATACAGTGAAAGACAAGATAGAGCGTTATCTTGAGTGGATGGGAGAAGAGCTGCTATGAGAATTGTTGGTGATATGGATAATGTCAAATATCAAAACGGCAATCTGGTAATCCGTTGCGGAGCGTGGCACGAAGATGACATCAAAAAGATTATTAAGTATATGGCAACTGGAAAGAAGATAAGCATTGACATAAAGCGTGAAAGACGCTCAGTTGATGCCAACGCCTATATGTGGGTGCTGTTGGATAAACTGGCCAACAAATTATCTAATGACGGCGTTGTTTATACGTCAGAAATGCTATATAGGCACGCTATCCATATGACAGGTAGACCAACGTATTTGCCCATCAGAAAAGATGCTGTTGAAGCGTTCAGAAGACAGTGGCGCATGGACAGAATAGGACGCATAGCAGAAGTTGTGGGTGAATTAAAGATTCCGGGCTATGTTGTTGTAGCGGCGTATCAGGGCAGCAGCGAATATGACAGCAAAGAGATGTCACGGCTGATTGATTTTATTGTTGAAGAATGTAAGGAACAGGGGATTGAAACGCAGTCCCCTGAATATATAAAAAGATTATTAACCGAATGGGGAGGAAGTAAAAATGTTTGATGCAAACGAAGTATTGGATGCCTTAAAGCCTGAAGATGCAGAACAGGCAACATGGACTATTGACAGCATGGAAAAAGCAGATTGGGCGTTGGGCAAAATTGCAGCTGCGCGTCAGAAGATGCAGGAAAACGCAGATTATGTGCAATCACAGGTAGAAAAGCTGCAGATGTGGCTTGAAAAAATGAACAAAGAACAGCAAAACAGTATAGATTTTTTTGAATCGAAACTTGCACCGTATCTTGACAGCGAGATTGCTGGCAGCAAGAAAAAATCTGTAACATTGCCTAACGGCGTTGTCGGTTACAGAAAAAAGACTAATACAATCAAGAATGATGCTGAAATCTTTAATTTTGTAAAAAGCAATTATGGTGAATATATCAAAGTCGAGGAAAAAGTGGATTTGGCAAATTTTAAAAAGACCTGTAAGGTGGCTGACGGCAAATTGATTACCGAAGATGGCGAGGTTGTACCCGGTTATACGGTTGAGGAAAGTCAAGTTTTGTACACAAAATAATCGTGGGAAAGGAAAAGCAATATGTACAGTACAGGAAACAGTGCAGTAGATAAAATGCAAAGATATGTGCCGACGGCAGGAAATTACATTCCGTTAAGTTGGCACAAAACCATTACAAGGGAAAACGGCAAACCATATCCGACGGCGATAATGATTTTATCCGATATTGTTTATTGGTATAGACCAAGAGAAATAAGAGATGAAAGCACGGGGTTTGTTGTAGGGGCAGAAAAGAAGTTTAAATCTGATTTTTTGCAACGTAGCTATCAGCAGTTAGCGGATTTATTTGGTTACTCAAAAAGAGAAGTCACTAATGCCGTTATAGCGTTGGAGAAACTAGGAGTAATAAAAAGGCATTTTAGAAACGCTGTTATCAATGGCATAACAGTAAATAACATCTTGTATATCGAGCTGATTCCAGAAAAACTATTTGAATTAACCTACCCAAAAGAGGAACAGGGACAGCTCAATAAAGTGACACCTATCACTTTTCAAAGTGATAGCCCCCGCTTTGAAAAGTGTACCCCTCCCACTTTAGAAAGTGAGACAAATACATATAACACTACAAAGATTACTACAGATAATAAAGAGAGAGAGTATAAAGAGCGCACACAAAAAAATGAAACACACTCACTCTCTCAGAATTATATAGACTTTTTTAAGCCTAACCAGTTAACACAGGAACAGATGACTAAACAGGAAGAGTACTTTGCCAGATTTTGGAACGCATATCCTAGAAAGTCAAATAAGCTTAAAACTAGGATTGAATGGAATAACATACAGTGTGATGTTGAGTTGTACGAGAAAATACTGAGGTCCGTTGAATTATACAAACAATCACAGCAATGGAGAGATGCTAACTATATCCCATATCCCGAGAATTATCTGAGAAACGAGAAATGGGAAGATGATATACCAATCACAGTTGAGAGCGAAGAGATGCCGTTTTAGGGGGAATGAGCCGTGAAAAGAGAAGATGTATTAGATTTGTTTGCGAAACTGCGCAGTGCCGGACTTTATCCACCCATCGGAAACAACGCCAAGCAAGCAAACAACATGGTTGAGGAATTCTTGCAGCAGTATCAGAGTGTAACTGCTGAAGAATTGCGGATGCTTACGCCGAAACTGCTCAAAATGCCACACTGGCCACGTTATTTTGATGTTGACGAAGAGCTGAGAGAAATTCGCAGACTCAATACAACGGTGACAGTGAAACAGAAGCAGAATACAGGATTGGGACGGCTTGCGTTGGGACGTGAGCTGAACCCGGGCGAGAGCTGGACGATGGTATTGGCTGAGAAGTGCGCACGTCACACGTTCCCTGACGCGTCTGAAACGTTCATAGAGATGAATAAGCTGGAGCTTGCAATACAAGCTAAATTTGATTATGTATGTGCTGTTTGTCGAGGTAAGAATTTGAAAGACTGCCCGACAGGTGGGCATATGCCGTTTTTGAAAGTAGAGCCAAAAAGCGGACTCTGTATGCCGTGTGTAGATGCAGCGCAGTGTCAGAAGGTGTTGATTCCAATCCCGCGTGATGACGATGAACGTGGAGAGTATCGCAGTGGCGGTGGCTTTAAATCAGCTGGGCAGATAATCGCTAGGGCGTAAAAATTCATAGATTGTTAAAATTGTCCACAAATTAGTTACAAAATAACGCTGACAAAATAAAAGTAAAGCGGTATAATGTGAGTGTAAGAAAGAGAGGAGCGTGTGAAGAATGGATGAATTGAAAAAGATTGTCGATATGGTAGCGGATAAGAATTATATATGGGTGATTATAACAACATTAGGAAAAGAACCTTTAATTCATACCGCCCACAATGGAGAATGGCGTGTGTCTGAGCTTCAAGGAGATTTGAAAACTATCGTTGATTACATGATTGAAAATCACATTAGTCAAATCGCCAATTACAGTCATTACACGGCAGAATCGTGGAGAAACAGCTCTCTGGTTATGTTTGATGTTATGTTTGACGGTGACGAAAAGGAAGAAAAAGATATTATCAAAAGAGTGATTTCACTTTTGGGCGCAAAATACAACAAAACTAAGGATAAATACGTGATGAATGAATGGGTTGACGGAATCCGCTACTATTCGTGTGTGAGTGGAAAATCGTATGAGGTGGCGTAGAATGAGTATCACGGAGAAAGAAAAACAGTTTTTGCTTGATGACATTGAATCAGCAGTAGTGAATGAATGTCTGGGCGATGACGAAAAAATTTATGATGCGTTTGCAGATATTCACAACAAGCTTAAAGATGGCCAGAAACTGTATCAATTTGAAATTGAAATGGTGGCTAATTTTTTGACAGGTTTGTGCGACTGTTCGGAGTTCTTTTCAGAGGAAGAAACTTTAATGCGTCGTGAGCTGGCGAAGAAGATTATGGAATAAGGAACAGATGATGAATTACAAAGATTTTTTAATTAGCAAGATAGCGTTTGCACCTGAAACTGGGTTTGAAGTTGCTGATATGGATATAAATTCTGTACTGAAACCGCATCAACGTGACGCAGTACGCTGGGCGGTTAAAGGTGGACGCAGAGCGTTGTTTGAAGCATTTGGCTTGGGAAAAACATTACAAGAATTAGAGTTTTGCCGTATTGTAACAGAAAAACAAGGCGGCAAAGCACTTATAGTAATGCCGTTGGGTGTAAGGCAAGAATTTAGCAAAGATGCTGAAAGATTGCTGGGGTTGCCAAAACCGCAATATGTACGGAATATGGCGGAAGTAAGAGCAGCTGAAACAACTATCATGGTTACGAATTATGAACGTGTTCGTGATGGTGATATTGAACCAACGTATTTTACGGCTATTAGTTTAGACGAAGCAAGTTGTCTGCGAGATTTTGGCAGTAAAACTTATCAGACGTTTCTTGATAAGTTTAAGGGTGTGAAGTATAAACTTGTAGCAACAGCGACACCTTCGCCTAACAAATACAAAGAGCTAATACATTATGCGGCGTTTTTGGAAGTCATGGACAGTGGGCAGGCGTTAACAAGATGGTTTAAACGTGATAGCACTAAAGCTAATAATCTGACATTGTATCCGGGCAAAGAAAAGGAATTTTGGCTGTGGTTAAGCAGCTGGGCATTGATGTTAACAAAGCCTAGCGACCTTGGATATGATGATACAGGATATGCGCTACCCCCGATGGAAATTAACGACCATCGTTTATGCATGACACACAAAGACGTGGAAACGGAAAAAGACGGACAGGTGAAGTTGCTGAGTGATGCAGCAGTTGGGTTGAAAGATGCGGCTAAAATCAAGCGTGAAAGTATTGATGTGAGAGTTCAGAGGATGCGAGAGATTGTTGAAGCCAATCCAAATGACAGTTTTATTTTGTGGCACGATTTAGAATCTGAGCGTCATGCAATCAAAAAAGCGTTACCTGAAGCTGTTGAGGTATATGGAAGTCAAGACTATGATTTAAGAGAAAAACGTGTTATTGGCTTTGCTGATGGTGAATTTAGGCTTTTGGCAACCAAGAAATCTCTTAATGGACAGGGATGCAATTTCCAACATCATTGTCACAGAGCAATTTTTTTAGGTATTGATTATGAATTTAACGATTTTATACAGGCTATACATCGTATTTATCGTTTTATGCAGACGGAAAAAGTCATTATAGATATTATCTACGTCGAAGAAGAAGAAGAGATTTTAAGGCAGCTCATGAAGAAATGGGAGCAACATAAATACTTGACTGAACAGATGACGAAGATAATTAAAAAATATGGCTTGTCAAGTACAGATTTAATTGGAAAGTTGGCAAGGACGATGGGAGTGGAGAGAGTGCAGGTAGAAGGCAAATATTACAAAGCTATTAACAATGACTGTATTTTGGAAACTGAGCAAATGCCTGACAATAGTGTTGATTTGATTGTAACGTCGATTCCGTTTAGCAATCATTACGAATACACTATGACCTATAATGATTTTGGGCATAATGCTACAACGCAGAAGTTTTTTGAGCAGATGAACTTTTTGACACCTAATCTGCTTAGAATCTTGAAGCCTGGCCGTGTGTTTGCGTGTCATGTAAAAGATAGAGTATTGTTTGGCAATGCAACAGGCACAGGAATGCCAACGATGGAACCGTTTCATGCTATGTGTATCAAACATTATATGGAACATGGTTTTCAATACTTTGGCATGATTACTGTTGTAACTGATGTAGTAAGAGAGAATAACCAAACATATCGCTTAGGTTGGACTGAACAATGCAAAGATGGCACTAAAATGGGGGTAGGATGTCCTGAATATATATTGTTGTTCCGAAAACTACCTACTGATACAAGTAAGGCTTATGCCGATGTACCAGTAAGCAAAACCAAAGATGACTATACAAGAGCACAATGGCAGATTGATGCACATGGTTTTTGGCGTAGTAGCGGTGACAGACTTGTCAGCAAAGATGAATTGAAGTCAATTCCAGTTGAGAACTTGCAAGCTGTGTATCGCAAATTTAGTCGCACATCTGTGTATGATTATAATGAACACGTAAAGCTTGCTAAAGAACTTGATAAAAACGGCAAATTGCCTGCAAGTTTTATGGTAGTCGCGCCGGGCAGTTGGAACGATGAAGTATGGGATGACATTGTACGTATGCGAACTCTTAATACAGAACAGAGCAGACGGCGTGTACAACTTCATGTATGCTTAGCTAAAGGCAGTTTAATTCTTACTAAAGATGGATATAAACCAATTGAAGATATTGCTATTGGAGATATGGTATTAACTCATTTAGGCAACTGGAAACCTGTTATTGCTAAGGCTTGCACAGGTGTAAATCCTGTTATTCAGACAAAAGCTCAAGGTGTTGCCAATCTTATTACTACTCCAGACCATAAGTTATGGGCAAGAAAAAGTAGTTGGATACGCCACAAAGATGGCATGAAAAGAGTTGAGCCAACATGGATTGAAGCTCAAGAGTGCAAAGATGGTTATGTAAATCTCAAACTTCCGACCATTGAAGAATCTAATCTTACAGAGCGTGAATGGTGGCTTGTAGGTAGATATTTAGCGGATGGTAGCGTTGGCACAAGAGGAGATTTCTTTATTAGCGTAGGAACAGGAAAGATTAAAGAATTTGAGCAAAAAGCAGCACCATATTTCGGTAGCTACGCTGAACATACTGTAAGACAATATAGGCTGCTCAGTTCTCAAATGTCCAATGAGCTTATCGCTATGTTGAGAAAATGCGGACGTGGAGCAGAAAACAAACAAGTTCCATACGAAGGTTTATGCTTGAATAAAGAAAAAGCGGAAGCTTTATTGTCTGGATACCTATCTGGAGATGGTAATGTGACAGGTAATGCAACGTCAGCTAGTTCTGTATCAAGAGCATTACTTTTAGGCATGGCAATGGTGGCTCAAAGAGCAAGAAACGTTATTGTATCTGTTTTTGCTGGTAAAAAAGCTGGCAAACATGTTATTGAAGGCAGAGAAGTTAATGCTAAACAATTATGGGTTATGGCGTGGCGTGATAGTAAACATCATCATGAAGGGGTTATCCTTGAAGATGGCGCATGGAAAAAGGTTAAAGAACCTTTGGATGCTGGTAAAACTGAAACATGGAGTATTCAGGTGGCTGATGATGCCAGCTATACGGCAGAGGGGTGTATTGTAAAAAATTGCCCCCTGCAGTTAGATTTGATAGAAAGACTTGTAAATCGTTATTCCAATGAGGGTGACACAGTTTTAGACCCATTTGGTGGGCTGATGTCAGTGCCTTATGTGGCTGTTAAAAATGGTAGATGTGGTATTGGAATTGAATTGTCAAATGATTATTTTAGAGATGGCGTTGGATATTTAAGAGATGCAGAACTGAAACGAGAAGAACCAACATTATTTGATTTGATTGGAGCATAAAGAATCACCAATATAGATTGACTAATTTTAATGTCAGTCTATATTGGTTAATCAAAAAAGGAGATTAAAAATGAATCTTATAGTTTTAACAGGCAGATTGACAAAAGAACCGGAAGTAAGATATACGCAGTCTGGCAAGACAGTATGCAGTTTTTCTATTGCGGTAGACAGACCGTTTTCTGGACAAGATGGCAAGCGTGAAGCAGATTTCTTTAACTGTATGCTGTGGGGCAAGCAAGGTGAAACATTTGGTAATACAGTACACAAAGGCCACAAAATCCTTGTAGAGGGCAGGGTGCAGATTAGCAGTTATCAAGCCAAAGACGGCAGTAAACGCCAGTCTACAGATGTTGTGTGCAACAGATTTGAGTATCTGGAACGCAAGGAAAACCAACAGCAAGCACAGTCACTGCCAAAAGTAAATTTTGGTGACATGGGACAGATGATGGACGAAGAAATCCCGTTCTGACATGAAAATTCCGCTGACGTATAAGAACGTTATACAGGGCAAGAAAAACAAAGCCGCTGGCAAGATGTTTGAAAATCTCATAAGTCAGACTTGCACATGGTACTTGCAACAGGGACTTGCAAAGATTGAGAAGCAGGCAGAGCCGATGCGACCGCTCAGAGCGTTGTCTAATGGTCAGTTTATAGCGTGCTATGAAAGCAAAGCTGGGGTTGATTACAAGGGAACGCTCAAAGGCGGCAGGGCGGTAGTTTTTGAAGCCAAACATACGGAAACAGATGTGTTCAGACGTGAAGTAGTCAAGGAATGGCAGTTGGAATATCTGGTAGAGCATAAGAATCTTGGTGCAGAATGTTTTGTACTGTTATCATATGGATTGCATAGCTTTTACAGAATTCCTGTTGTTGACTGGTACTTTATGAAAGAAAAATTCGGCAGAGTATCGCTGAGAGAAGAACACGTCAGGGACTATAAACTGCGATTTGATGGCAGGCACATTTTGTTTTTGGAAGGGCTGCTGAATGGATAGAGTATATGGGCTGATTGAGAAGAAAACCGAGGAAGGCATGAAGTTGGTATGCAAATCATGTGGCGAATACGCCGGGTTGATATGTATGTTTACCGCCAGCAGTAAAGAATGGACAAGGCATTACTGCAGATGTAAAGGTTGTGGGCGTTATATAAGCGTTACACGTAGGAACGAGGTGTGCGAGAGTGAAGAAACTGGAGAGAAAAGGGAAATGGTGGGACGATAAAGAGATTGAAGAGCTGTCTGAGAAGTGGGGAAGATACCCATTAAGTGATTTAGCAAGGCAGTTTGGTCGTTCTACCGGAGCTATCAAACATAAAGCTAAAGAAATTGGCTTGGGATTTAGAACACAGAGCGTAGATGGTGTATCCATGAAGGTGATTTTATCGCTTGTTTTGGGACGCAATGTTTGGTCTAAAGATTACAGAAGATTTATGAATGCTGGATTGCCATATTTTACATTGAAGACTGAGCGGAAAAGATTCTATCTTGTCAACATCGACAAATTTTGGAAATGGGCACGAGAGAATCAAGGCGTGATTGACGTTACTAAGATTGAGCCGTTGGCGTTGGGCAAAGAGCCAAAGTGGGTAGATGAATTGCGCAGGAAGCATCGCAATGATATGGTCAATAAACGCTGGGAAGAATACGCTTGATGGAGGTTGACGATGGAAACATTGAGTGATTTCATAGCGACAGTGATAGTGGTATTGTCGTACCTTGTAGTGCTCGAGGTAGGTGTATATGCTGTCTGTTGGGCGTTTGGCATCGCGTTTGATGCTAAATACGCTGTAGGAGTCTGGGCGATTGGCTTAATGATTAAGACAATATTCTGAGGTGTGAACAATGGGAAAGTTGGCAAGGAGATTTAAAAGGTCAAATAATCTGGAGATGCCTGTAACGAAGGGCGAATTTGACTTTATCTATTCAATGGTACATAACAAGATGGCTGCCCAAATAGAGGAAAACGTAAAAACACGTATCGTTCCGGTGGTAAGGGAAGATTTGAGGAAAGAGGTTGCTGCAGAAGTCACTAATGATGTATATGCACATTTTTTAGCGATTGCAAGCAATATTCTGATGAACGATTATGGCAAGATGAAGTCTAAAGACATTAGGCTGAAAGTATTCTACGAGAAGTTACAGGAGTACTCGGGTGAGATTGAAAATCCGTCTGAACAGCAACTTGAAGCAGAAAAGGCGTTGGCTGAACAGGTTGAAGGCATAGAAATAAAGAGATAGCAACCGCAAGGTTCTATATAGCTGTTGCATAAAAAATAATTTTTTGTTTGAGGAATTTATTACATACACCTTATTTGTCAAATGAAAACGCAACGGCAAACGCATGGCAAGGCTTGCAGTTAAAATTGAATATTGCTGTGTAAGAGTTGGTTAAATTGAGAAGTTCTGCAAGCCTGTGTCAAGCGTTACGAGGAAATAGTCATGGAAGAAAACAAGAAAAAGAAGAAAAATGTATGGCGTGATTCTGAAGAAGATACGCAGGAAACTGAAAAAGTTGAGAAAAACGTGACAAGAGAAGGCTAAAATACGTGGAAAAACGTGACAAGCTCATGAAATATGCAGTTAGTGCAGAAAACATCCACATGAAATATGCAGAAAGGGGTGGAGCTATTGAAAATTGCAGACAAAGGCAGTGTGTGTGCGGTGGTATATGACCATAGCAAAAATGCATTGCTGATGGGAACAAGTGGAAACTCTAAAAAGTGGCAGTTTGCTGTCGGTGATGATGAATGCAGTGCGCCAGAAGTATTGTCTGAGCAGTTTGGTATAGAATTTGATTTTGTGACTGATGATACATACAGTGATACAAGCGATTGCGTACATTGTTCCGATTATGGAAACATCATTATTCCTGTGAAAAAACAAATTAATCAAGGGAGATTGCATATCACTCGTGAGATGTATTGTAATACAAGGGTATATGTGTATGAGTACAACAAAAACGCAGTTGGTAAGATTATCAGAGGTTTTAAGAGTGCAGGCATTGGTAAGGTACGCTGGGTAAAAATGAAAGATATGTTCAAAACTGAGATGATGCCTGCTACGCTTGCAATTTACAACTGCTTTATCAATCACAGGGGCAGAGAACATGAACAAGTGTCATAGCTGCATACATTGTCAATGGGATGATGATACAGAGATATGGTGCGACATCTACGAGAAAACGCACGTAGAGCCGACAATGGAAACACCATCATGCAAGATGTTTGAACCGCAGATACCGCATACGTGTGGAGAATGCTGTTATAACATAAAAGCTGAAAATGACGGAGATTTAGATTTCTGTGCGGCACATGATTTGTATGATTTCACGCAGGATGACCGCAAAGCGTGTGCTGATTTTGAAGAAAAAGGGGTGCAATAATGCTCATCAAGGAAAATGGCGAATTTGTTGTAGTGAAGAAAAACGGCAAACGTACAAGACTTGTGAAGTTGAAAGGTACTTATGTGCCGATGTTTAACGGAGGTTGCAAGAAATGCCAAAAGCAGAACTGATTTCTATTACACCGGACTACATGGAGCTTTTAAAGACTGCTTGCAGTCAGCCGTATGGCAAGGATGTTACCGACAAATCCGTCAAGAAAATCATTGAAAGTGGACACCTGAGCGTGCTGGAGCACTGCTATGTAAGCTTCTTGGTAAAGTGTAGCGTAAGAGTGTTAGGACAGCTAACGCGCCATAGACACCTTAGCTTTACAGTAAAAAGCGCAAGGGGAAGTCAGTTTAATAAAGTGGTTGTTCCAAAAGGCATATATGAATTTGCTGATAAGATTAACATTGGTGTAGAAGATTTGGAGGCGTCATGGAATTCAGTAATAGATTCATATCATGATTCTATTGCATATGGTCTTGCAGAACAAGATGCTGCCTATTTTTTACCTCAAGGCGTTGAAACAAGCATGGTTGTAACTGGCAACTTCAGAGCATGGTATGAGTATCTGCCTAAAAGATTGTGCAGACGTGCTATGCCGGAACATAGAGAACTTGCAGAACTTATCCATCAAGAGCTTGCAAAAGCAGCACCAGAGATTTTCAACAGAACATTTTTGAATTGCAGCAACTGCATTGAAAGCTCATGCGATTTTAAGTAAGGGAGTATAGGCAATGACTGAACATGAAGACTTAATGACAAATATTGGCAATAATATTGCACGTATGAGAAAAAAGCGTGAAGTAAGTCAAAAAGATTTGGCGAAGGCTGCTGGAGTAAGCCAAACACATTTAAGCAGCGTGGAGAATGGCAAAAACATCCTCGGGGTAGAAATTTTAATCAACATCTGCAAAGTGCTGAAATGTTCGTTGGACGAATGTGTCTTTGGTAAACAGAGAAAAGAATCAGTCAGATTTGAGCCAGTCAAAGATGCACCTGCAGATACAAAGATGCCACAACGTAGCACTAAATATTCGGCAGGATATGACTTTTACGCACCTTGCGATATTGTGATTCCTGCACATGGCGTAAGCGGTCTGATTCCGATGAACGTCAAGGCGATTATGCCAGGCAACATGTATATGCAAGCTATTATTCGTAGCGGTTTGTCAATGAAACACAATATCATGCTTGAAGCGTCTGGCGTTGTTGATGCTGACTATGCAAACAATCCTGACAATGACGGCAATATTGGCATTAAACTGCGTAACGATAGTGATACTGAGTACATTATCAAAAAGGGAGAGCGCTGTATGCAAGGCGTATTCCTTAAATACTATACAACTGACAATGATGTAGCTGACGGAGTACGTGGAGGCGGTTACGGCAGTACTGGTAGGTGATTTTGTGAATAAGGTGAAATGTGCGTTGTGTGGGCGCAATGTCAAAGACGGTGAATGGAAAACAATTAATATTGATGGAGCAGAACAAAAAGTATGTATGAACAAGTACAGATGCGACCAAAGACGCAGGCAGAAAAAGCCTAAAGCAGTAAGATACGAAGTACCGCAAGAAGTAAAAGAGCTGGAGCAAACATGCGTGGTAAGTTCATATAAAGCCGTGGCTGAACGAAAAGATGTAAGCCTAAGTAATCATACTAGGCAGTATTTGGAAGTGATAGCAGCAATCGTAGTGCTTGTAGCGTCGATAGTATTGTTCTGTATAGTATCTAGGGGGTAAACTGATGTTAAATTCGCCGTGCATGGGATGCAGTGACAGAGTTGTTTTTTGTCATAATAAATGTAGAAGATACAAAGAGTGGAAAAAGCGACAATCTGAAATCATGGAGGAGAAGCGAATCTATAATATGCAGAATACGCCGTCAACAAACACGGCGAAACGCAGGATAAAGTGGGTGAAAGACCATGCAAACAGATGACGTTGATAAGCTGGTTTTCAGAGCTGCAAAGCACATAAGTAACTATTGTGCAGTGCACTCTTGTCCGTCATGCAGGTTTTGGATGGAAGGATGGAACTGCATGTTTCATATAGGTCCTGCAAGATGGAGCGATATGCTGGAAGTACTGGAAAGGCGGAAGAAAAAGTGACATATTTTGACCCGGATGTATATAACAAGTATAATCTCAGTGATGATGACCGAGATGAAATTGAGCTTTACGGATGCATGATGGCAGATATTATTGACGCAGTGAAAAGCGATATTGAAGAAGAGCTGGCGGACGCTGGAGATAATCCTATTGCAAAGGGCATAGCTGCCTATAAGCTGGAAAATGTGGAAGACATTCGCAGAATGATGGCGTTCGCGTTGCATGGAATACTTGCAGAACGCATCGAATCGTATGACGATGACACATACGAGGGATTACAGGTTAGAGGCGACCATGAACGCAGAGTAAAGGGTGTTGAATATACAGATATGTTTGCTCCAGCGTTTGAGCTGTTAGAAAAGTGGGGATAAACAATGGATAACGTAAATCATCCTAAACACTACACTCAGGGTAGAATTGAGTGTATTGACGCATTAGCGGCGGCAACAGTAGAGTTAAAAGGCATTGAAGCTGTGTGTACCGCCAACGCTATTAAGTATTTATGGCGTTGGAAACAAAAAAACGGCGTGGAAGATTTAGAAAAGGCCCGCTGGTACATTGACAGACTGATTAAAGAACAAAAAGTACGTGAGGAATTGCCTATTCCGACATTTGAATGAGGTGAGAGAATGAAAATTAAAGATTGGATTAAGCAGACGTTTTGTACTCATAACGTTGTCAAGACATCTGATAGCGAAATGGAACAGACAGGATGCCTTTTTAAATGCAGCAAATGTGGAAAATATCTGCCGTGGCACGTTCACGTAGAGATGTGGGACGATGTAAGGTTTTGGCTTGGCGTACTGTGTGGAATATTGGCTTTCAATATTATGCTCAACACGCTGCTTGTTGTTCTGAAAGAGGTGGGGAAAATTGGCTGATACAGCAAATAATAAAGAACCTTGTCGCTATTATGATAAAGAGCCGTGTTGTTATTACTACGATGGCTCAAATCTGCAAAATGCGTTGGAATATTGGAAGAAAGTACTACATCTGCAGAACTGGTGCATTAAAGCCATTTTGACAGGTGAGAATCTCGAAGTAGACGGAAGAGCGGTTCACGGCAGAAATACTACGGAATATCTGAAGTGTGAATCTTTTATAGAGATAAGCACGGTAGAATATGATAATGAATACACTAAACACTGCGAAGAACTTACGTTGGTACATGAACTGTTGCACTGTGCAATGCCGTTGTTCTGTAACGATGATGACAGTGCTACGATGCGTGATGCATGGGTGGAGCTGCTAGAACATCAACGTATTGACATGCTGGCAAAATCGCTGATAATGGCTAAATATGGTGTTGGTATTGAGTGGTTTATGAAGTAACGCTTTGGGAGGAGTAGAACGAATGAACCGATTTGACATCATTCTGAGAGCTGGAGAGCTGTTGGATGACCTTGTACCGGAACTTGATATTGATGAACGTGCAATCAAATATCTTAAAGAGTGTATGAGCCGATGTGCAGCGTTGGATGAAGCCCAGAAATTAAAAATGCCTGTTATCATGATAAAAGACATGGATACAGGCATTGTACGTGAGTATGGAACTGATATACATGACATTCTGACGATACGTGAATTTGACCATGTACCTTATCTTGCATATGAGAATCTGCAGAACGGATATGGAACAGGTGATTACCGAGATGGATACAGGTTTATTGCTGATACGTATGGATATATGGGTAATAAGCAGGTTATAGCTGTGAATGATGAAATATATCCGTCACAGAAGCCGTATTGCGCTGTTTGCGGTGAAGAAGAACATTTGCATAGCGTGACAGCGAGCAACAACTGGACACCGTGGTATTATTGTGATGCATGTTTTGAGAAAGTATCGACAGAAGATGTTGTACGTTATCCGAAAACTGCTGAGGAGAAAGCAATTAACTATATGGCACTGATTAAAGTATTGGAGGGAGATACCGATGACAAGTAAAGAAATCAATGAATTTGTGGAAAAAATGGTTGATGAAGATATTAAGTTTTCTTTGACAGCCGATGTGATTGAAGAGGGCGACGATGAAGAGCAAAACCATTATTGGTGTAACGGTGGGGAAAATTCAAGTTATATTATTGGCAGTGCTATTAACAATTCTGTGTTGCACATGCTGGACGGCGGCAATGATATTGATAGCATTAAAAAGTTTATCGAACTTATCGTTGACGATGCCTATAAAATTTACCAGATGAATCACAAAGAAAATCTTCTGAACTAATGGGGTGATACATGTGCGCAATATTAATAACTTAGGAGCTATCATGCAGCAGAGCAGAGAAGTAAAAGAATACTGCGACAAGCTGCTGGAGCGCAACAGACGTACACGCCGTAGACGTATGTTAAAAATAAAAGCTAGGGAGAGAGCGAAAAATGATGCAAAAAACGGCTGAGATTTTATATAATGCATGGCGACAATATGCGGAATTCTACAGATATACAAGTTTGGGCGAAATAATTACTAAACCTTGTAGCGGTTGTGGTAGTAATGTATACGTGAACTGCCGTAGATTTAACGGAATTCTGTATGTGGGCAAAGAGTGTATTTGCAGTGATTGCAGGCAGAAAGCAACCGAAAACATGCGATTAGCGGCGTTGTTGAGCTAAAAAAAGAGGGCCTGCCCCAAGACAAGCCCAAAACGATATATTGCAACTTTATTTTATCAGAGTTTTGGCAAGGGGGCAAGTAAATGTCAGTTGAATTAACTCCAGAGATTATAGATATTATCAATGAAACTGCAAACAATACTGCAAAGATGATTTACTCAAAGATATGCAGGCAAAAGGAAAAAGAAAGAGAAACACTATTTGAACGCAGACTTTACAATGTAAAGATATTGCTTGACCATTACAGACTGTTCAAGGAACATGCAAAAGAAGCTATCTTTGAATTGACATCTATCGACGAAGAAGAGCTTACTGCAATTGAGATTATGGATGCTATGATGCAGTTGCCTGTAGACAAGGGAGAAATAGCTGTTGAGAGTATCAGAAACAGTGCGTTGCGTACTCATATTGTCATAGAGCATATAGAATCCATGCTAGGCATTTATGAAGTGTACTGTGAGAAATCTCTCAGACCTGAAGACTTGCGCAGATGGGATGTTATCAATACGTTGTATATCAAAGACGTTCCGCAGGGATTGTCGAAGATGGATATCTATAATGATTTAGCTGAGAAGCATTTTGTCAGTGAACGTCAAATCAGAATGGATGTAAACGATGCACTTATAAAACTTACAGCACTTATTTTTGGCATTGACGGCGTAAAGAAGTTTACTCAGCGTAACATAAATATCTATACAGATAATACTGAGGAAAAATAGGCTGACAGTGAAGAAAACTAGCAGAAATGCTGTTCCAATTTACTTCCTTTACACTTCCAATAGCCTGTGATAAAATTTAAGATGTAAAAATAGTAAATGAAAGCCGCTTAGACAATGGGCGGTTTTTTGTTTTTGGTGGAAACGCATATTCAATGCTTTTTCATATACTCCTCCCGAAGCGGTACTAGCAGTTTGAGCTGTGATGCCAGATATGCGACGTACTGCTTTGCTAATAAGGCTGTGCATAGTAAGTATCGTAGAATAACGAAATCCGAATGCATGGCATGAACATAGCCGTTGTTTTACATAATGGCAATGGGGACAATACAGTTCCCATATGCTCCCGTAGCTTAATGGTAGAGCTGAGTTTTCGTAAAGCTTATGGTACAGGTTCAAATCCTGTTGGGAGCTGGGGAATATACAGGTAGCCTTCACGTGGCATTCCCTGTTTTGACTGATAGCCTGTAAAATGCTGGCATAGCTCAATTGGCAGAGCACCGCTTTTGTAAAGCGGATGTTGTAAGTTCGAATCTTATTGCCAGCTCCAATAACAAGTGTCTAATTTTTCAATAGCTCGTCTACGTTAATGTAGAAGGAGTATCTGATTGCGTCCTATGGGACGCTTTTTGCGGCGATATAGCTTAATGAGGTAGAGCGCATGACTTTTAATCATGGATGCAGGTTCAATTCCTGCTATTGCCAACTATGCTGATTGTTAACAAGGGGATACGAGATGAACTATAAAGATAAAATCATGCTTATGTGGCGTGGGAAAGATAACCGATACATAGTTATCTTAAAAGACGGATATAAGCATGACGGCTCAGCTATCATTGAGGGCGACACAATGGAAAGCGTAATAGCTGATGTTGTGCGTGCTGATGACAGATGGGTAACTATCAATGGTTCACACGTCCTTATCGGTGGCAGTGGTCGCATTAAATATGGTGCAGGCGGTGCGTTTAATGGTAAACTGTTTGGTACTGTATTTCAAGATTACAATAGACCGAAAGCTAAAAACGGCAAGAGGTTAGTCAGACCGTATAATTTGACTGGTAGACAAAAAAGTGTTGCAAAGCCCGATAAACCGAAAAAGAAATTTGCTCATAAGTTGGGTAGATTGCAAGGCAAAAATAAGCTTAAAGAAACAATCAAGAGCTATAAATATCTTAAAGAAATTAATACAGACATCCAACATGGTAATGCTACGGCGGAAATCGATAGCTTGCCGACAGGCAGCAGGCTGAAACTTAAAATTGGCAACGATGTGTATCGGTTTAAAAAGAACCAAAAAGGCGAGTTTGATACTACTTTGAATGGCAAGCCGTATGGAGTTATGACCGCAGATGGAATAACTGCTGGTAATGATAAGAGCATATGTAAAAATTTGCGTGTAATTGGGATGCCTGAACAGATTGCTGAAAAAAAGGCGAAAGACGGCGACTTTACTGTTAAGGAAATTGGCAACAGGAAAACATATCATCCTGATTATGATGCTGACCCATACGAGATTATAGAGAATCATTTAGGAAAAAAACTAACTGATTTGCAAAGGGATAAAGTAAAAAAAGGAATAAGTGCCATTACTGAATATACTGGTGTGTCTTATGCGAGAATCAGAAGAAATAAAACCAAAGAAGCGCACGAACAAAACAAGGTGATTGATTATGTTATAGAACATTCACCAAGCTATAAAGGCACAATATACAGAGGTATTCATTTAAAACAAAAAGAGTTTGAAGAATTGATAAAAAAAGTTGAGAATGGAATTTCTTTTGACCAAAAGGGCGTTTCGAGCTGGAGCAGCGATGCTAGGACAGCTAAAAGCTTTGTAGATGATTATCCTGAATTTTGCAATGTGGTTTTTGTATCAAGAAATGGCTTTAAACGAAGTACCTCGATAAGACATCTTTCGTATAATCAGCGAGAAGATGAAGTGTTGGTGTCACGCAAGACAAACATGAAAGCTAAGCGTATAATAAGAGCAAGCGATAACTTTTTAGAGATAGAAGTTGAGGAGGTATAGTATGAAAAGAAAAACTTTGCTTGAAAGATGGGCAGAAGATACTGAAGGATTGACGTTTAAAGGTGAACCCGGCTATAAAGATGACTGGGAAGATGAACCAGAACCGGAAGAAGAAAAAGAAGAATAATAAAACCAACGAGAAATGCTCTGTAAGCTCAGAAGTGAGTTGCAGGGCATTTTTGCTTATAAAGGAATGAACAAACAATGAAATGCGAAAATAAAGTCAGGCTGATGTACAGAACTTCTGGTGGAGCATGTTTTGCTATTCTTAATGAACCATATAGACTTGACGGTTCGCTGATTGTTGAGGGTGATTCTGTTGCAAGCGTTACTGAAAGTGCAATGCGTGCCGATAAGTGGGTGACTATTAACGGCGCACACGTTTTGATTGGCAAGGGCAATACTGTTATTGCTGGCATGGGAAACAAATTTAATGGCAAACGATTGGGCCGACTGTCAAATAGTTTTCGTGGTAGGCGTGTAAAACTTGATAAGGTTCTGTACAACAGGAAAATACTCGGAGAGATTGCAGAGAAATGCAAGAGGTTCAAGCAGTCAGCAGAGTATGGCAACATGCAGTTAGGTATACGCATCCAAGAGAAAGATACAGAGCGTATCGGTGGTACGATGAAGCATCGCTCAAAGAATTTCGGTGATGACTTTGAAACGAAAGAAGAGCTGAAACACAGAAACGGCGAACAGTTAAACGGCGTAAGCACTGTTGGTATCAACTTAACACATGAAGCGCCTTATTATGGCGGATATGAAGGCAGAATAGCGTATCTTGTAGCAGGAGAGAAATCTACGGCAGGATACGACCCTGGAGAACTGGTAATCCAAAGGCCTAAGGTGCTTGCAAAATTCGGTATAAAAAATGGTGAATTGGTTGAACTTGGAGCAGTAAGGGTTACAAAGCGCAAAAAAGCAAAGGAAAACAAACCTACTAAGCCTAGTGAAGAGTATACCAACTTCGTAAAAGACATGGAAAACAAATATGGTAAAGATGGCATGTATGGAAAGATGACAGACGCAGAGTTTGATAAATACCAAGAGCTGGAAAACCATAAATACGATTATTTTTATAAGCAGTAATTAATGCTGCACAGATTAGGAACATTCACCCGACAAGGAATTTCGCCTGTGTAGCATTAAGCAACGTCCTACAAGCTCAGAGATGGGCTGTAGGGCGTTTTTGATTTGGAGGTAATGGACAAAAGCAATGTACTCAAAACTCTCAAGCGCATGGGTGCAGAAGACCTGAAACGTATGCAGGCTTTCTCGCTTGACCAGAAGATAGAGCTTGCCAAGGCGAACATACGAGAATGGCATGAGAAGTGGGATGGCAAAGTGTATGTAAGCTTTAGCGGTGGCAAAGATAGCACTGTGCTGTTACATTTGGTGCGTTCTGTTTTTCCTAATGTCCCTGCGGTCTATTCTAATACTGGTTTGGAATATCCGGATATTAGAAAACACGTAAAGCAGTTTGAAAACGTCGAAATTGTTGTTCCAAAGCGTAATTTTATGCAGGTGCTGACCGAAGAAGGCTATTCGATTATCAGCAAAGATGTCAGCAGAAAGATAAGGTTCGTAGTAAATGCACGAAAAAAAGGCAAGCGTTCAAAGTGTGAAGACGCTTTTATTGGGGCAAGACATTATGCCAACAGTTGGTATGCTTGCACAAGATATAAGCCGTTATTGGAAGTCGATTTTTTGATTAGCGATGAATGTTGCAATGCGATGAAAGAAAGGTCGTTACGATTATGGGAAAAAGAGAAGCGCTGTAAACCGTTTGTCGGCACTATGGCCGATGAAAGCATTAGGCGCAGGAATGCTTGGATAACTCATGGATGTAATGTGTTTGATACTAAGCATCCTAATAGCAAGCCTTTAAGCGTATGGACAGAACAAGACATTTACGAATATACGAAGCGATATGATTTACCGCTTGCAAAACCTTATGGAGAAATCATCCATGATGGATGCAAATGTTGTACAACTGGATGCAACCGAACAGGTTGCATTTTTTGTGGTTATGGAGCGCATATGGACAAAGGCTTGCGCTTTAAGGAATTAGCAAAATTAGAGCCTAGATTGTATGAATTCTGCTTAAATGGTGGCGAAAGAGATGATAACGGCGTGTGGATACCTACAAAAAAGGGACTAGGGTTCAGACACGTATATGACACTCTCAATTCAATCTACGGCAATAGATTCGTTGAATACGATGTAGAAAAAACACTGTTTTGATTTTATCTGTTGGAGGAATGACAAAATGAACATAGTGTATAAGCAGGTGGCTGAGTTACGGCCGTATGAGAATAATCCACGTGACAATGAAGCGGCTATTCCGTATGTCAAGAACAGCATTAAAGAGTTTGGGTTCAAAGTACCTATTGTGATTGATGCAGACAATGTAATCGTGTGTGGCCATACGAGATATGCAGCTGCTGCAGAGCTTGGAATGAGTGAAGTACCATGTATTGTAGCGGATGACCTTACAGAAGGCCAAATAAATGCGTTCCGTTTGGTCGACAACAAGACACACGAAGCCAGCAAGTGGGATATTGAAAAGCTGGCAGAAGAACTTGACAGCATCATGGGCATCGAAATGGAAGATTTCGGATTTGCTGATATTGCAGCACCTGCTATCGACCTAGACGATGATAAACCGGAAAACAATGGCGAACATGAAGCAAGAACAGTGTGCTGCCCTAAATGCGGATTTGAGTTTGAAGTATAAGACTATGTTGGAGGAACAATGGTTAAGATAGAATGCAAGATTGTAAAGATTAAGGATATAAAGCCTTATGAGAACAATCCGAGAAAGAACAAAAAAGCCGTAGGCGTTGTAACAAAGAGCATCAAAGATTACGGCTTTAAAGTACCGCTTGTACTTGACGAAAATAACGTCATTATATGCGGACACACACGATATATGGCAGCTCAAAAGCTGGGACTGAAAGAAGTGCCGTGTATTATGGCAGACGATTTGGATGAAGAACAGGTAAGGGCGTTCCGGCTGGCAGACAATCAAGTAGCAGAGTTCTCTACATGGGACGAAGATAAACTTGCTATGGAGATTGAATCGTTAGGCATTGACTTGTCAGAATACGGATTTGGTATCGCAAAAGCATTACAGGCGAGTGAAGAAATCAATGTAGATGATTTTGACGATGATAAATTTAAGTATGAGTGCCCTTGTTGTGGGTTTAGATTTAACTGATTAATCGTCTTTGGTAAAAACAGCCGATTTTCCAAAAGACAAAAACGTCTTTGGTAAAAAAGGGCATTTTTCCAAAAGACGCAGGTAAAAACATTGGAGGGAGTATAAATGTTTGAGCCTATATGGTATTTGAAAGATATTAAGCAGGATAAGCCTGTAAAGGTATTTACTATCTTCTCCTGCGGTGGCGGTTCATCTATGGGTTATAAGCGTGCAGGATTTGAGGTAATCGGAAACTGCGAGATTGACCCGCGTATGAACTCTGTATATGTGGCAAACAACCATCCGAAGTACAACTACAACATGGATGTAAGAGAGTTTTTGCAGAAAGATGACCTGCCAGAAGAGTTGTACAATCTGGATATATTGGATGCCAGTCCACCATGCAGTGCATTCAGCAGTTGCGGAGAACGCGAAGATGCGTGGGGCAAAGAAAAAGTATTTAGAGAGGGGCAGAAAGCACAGACGCTTGATGACCTCTTTTTTGTTTACTTAAATGTGGTAGAAAAACTGAAACCAAGATGCACTATTGCTGAAAACGTAGTGGGGCTTGTTAATGGTAATGCAAAGGGATATGTAAACCAAATCATCAAACGTTATCGTGAACTAGGATATGAAGTACAGTTATTTCAGCTAAATTCAGCTCTTATGGAAGTACCGCAAAGTAGACCGAGAGTATTTTTTGTAGCTAATAGAATGGGCTATCCGAAACTGAATTTGAAGTTTAATTATAAGCCGATTAAATTTGGTGATATAAGAAGCAAAGAGCCGGGTAATGAACCTGGAAAAGATTCAGTTACATATAAACTGTTGCAGATAGCAAAAAGCAGTGACAAAAAACTTGCTGATGTTAATAAACGTATAGGCAAGAAAGCGTCGATGTTTAACCAGACCATTGTGTGGGATGGAGATATTGCGCCTACACAGACTGCTGGCACCATTCCGTTTAGAGGATGTGACAAAACATTCTTTACTATACATGATATTAAGACCGTACAGTCATTTCCACAGGATTATAATTTTGTGAATAACACGGTTAATAATGCTGCGTATATATGCGGAATGAGTGTACCGCCGAATATGATGGCTCACATTGCAACAGAAGTATGGAAACAATGGCTTAGTAAAGATAAAGAAATAATAGAACGTATGGGGGTGTAAAACTACTATGGCAGGTGCAGGTGGAAAAGGGAGGATTGCCAACTACAATGCCAGTCTAACACCGGAAGAACGCAAACAAAGCGCAAGCAAAGCAGGAAAAGCAAGCGTCAAACGCCGTCAAGAGAAAAAGGCGTTAAAAGACATAGCAAAAACCTTGCTGGACATGGCATTGAAGCCGGGGCAAGTACCTGATATTGAAAATATCGGCAGTGTAGCAGAGATGGGCAAGTCTAATATGGACGTGCGTACAGGTCTGTTGTTGGCTGCCATCAAAAAAGGATTAGAGGGTGACGTAAAGGCGCAAGAGATGCTGTTTACTTTGACAGGAGAGAAAGTCGATAAACAGGAACTGCAAATTAAAAACGATACACCGCTCAGTCAGACAGTAATATATTTGCCAGACAATAAGCGTGGCAATAGTTAGGTAATAGTCATGGAACTATGGAAAGACATAAAAGGCTACGAGGGACGTTATCAGACGTAAATCGGTAATGGAATATACTTTCTCATACAATAGGGGGTGATTCAATATATGGCTAACGTGTTAAGACCTCAAGAAGGCCCGCAGGAAATGTTTTTAGCTACTCCTGCTGATGTGGCTGTATATTAGCCTCAGGTGGAGCAGCAGGTGGTGGAAAAACTCATGGGTTGCTGTTGGAAATGTTGCGTAATGTAGACAATTCTAATTTCAATGCAGTAATTTTTCGCCGCAATACATCGCAGATATTCAACGAGGGCGGTTTATGGGACAATGCTATAGAAATGTATAGACCGCTAGGCATTGAAGCCGTACGCACACCTTATCCAACAATTCGCTTTCCTAGTGGAGCAAAAATAAGATTTTCACACTTGCAGTATGATAAAGATGTTCATCAATGGCAAGGCGCACAAATAGTTTTGATTGCCTTTGATGAATTAGCGCATTTTAGCTCACAGCAATTCTTTTATATGTTGTCTCGTAACCGTTCTACGTGTGGCGTAAAACCATATGTAAGAGCAACGTGCAATCCAGATGCTGACAGTTGGTTAGCAAAGTTTATTCAGTGGTGGTGGGATGAAGATACAGGCTATCCGATTCCCGAACGAAGCGGAATTATCCGTTATTTTGTGCGTGTGGGCGATAACATTATTTGGGGTGATTCCAAAGCTGAAATCGTCAGAGAACATCCCGAAATCAACAAAGAGTGGATTAAGTCTTTCACGTTCATAGCTTCTAAGTTAAGTGATAACAAAATACTTATGGAGAAAGACCCAGGATACTTAGGCAACTTGATGGCTCAGAGCGAAGTAGAGCGTGAGAGATTGCTGCATGGTAACTGGAAAATCAGACCAGCGGCTGGCAAGTATTTCAAGCGTAGCAACTTTGAGATTGTCGATGTAGTACCGAACAAAGTAGAAGCGTGGGTACGTTCGTGGGATTTGGCGGCAACAGAGGTAAGCAATGCTGAGCCGTCACCAGACGCAACAGCAGGCGTGCTGATTGGCAGAATGACAGACGGCAGATACATAGTAGCTGACGTAAAGCATATAAGGAAAAACGCTAACGATGTACGTAAGGCGGTGCTGAGCGCTGCTACGTTGGACAAGGTAAGATACAAGAATGTGAAGATAACAGTACCGCAAGACCCCGGACAGGCTGGCAAGGAACAGGCTAACAGCTATGTCAAGATGCTTGCAGGACATCCGATAGAAACAATACGACCTACAGGAAGTAAAGAGAACAGAGCCAATCCGTTTGCGTCGCAGGTACAGGCAGGAAATGTACTGATGTTGCGTGGCGATTGGAACGAAGAATATTTGGCTGAGCTGGAGAGTTTTCCAGACGGCTCGCACGATGATATGGTGGATGCGTCGAGTGATGCATTCAACAAGCTCAGTGAAGTGCGCAGCTGGCGTGGTTTAATCAGTTAGGAGGTGATAATATGGCAAACAGAGTTGATGGGTACTATGATGCATTCATAAGACATGGCGTTCAGCAGTATATATATAACAATACTTACTATGAACAGAAGTCGAGTGATGCAGAACTGACTATGATTTACCAAAATGCTCTTGCACGCCGAATTGTTACATCTCTGATTGATGACTGCGTAAAGCATTGGATGAAAATCGACGGCGACAAGGACGATAAAATCTTGCAGTACATGCAGATACTTGATGTAGAGGGCGCATTTGTAGAAGCAGGATACTGGGACAGGCTCTACGGTCGCTCATGTATCTTCATCATGGCAGATGATGGCGGAAGCCCTATGGATGCAGTCAACTACAATAAGCTGGATAGTATCAGAGGGTTAGTGGTATATGACAAGCGCGACATTATAGAAGATATGTCAGGGTTGTTGCGTAATGATGACCCGAACGATGATAACTTTGGCAAGACAGAGTACTACACTATCTGTCCTATGAACGGCAATCCGTTTGATGTACATCACAGCAGATTACTGATGTTCAATGGTGAAACGCTGCCAAGACGTGAGAGAATCGCTAACAATGGTGCTGGTTTATCGTGTCTGGATGGCGTTATTAAAGCTATCCGCAGGAATGACACAGCTCATGCTAGGGCGTTGGATATTATAGAACGTGTATCACAAGCAGTGCTTAAATTAAAAGGTCTTAGTGATATGCTTATGACCGATGAAGGCACTATGGCAGTGAAAACAAGGCTTGATTTGCTTGATATGTCACGTAATATACTGAACTCTATGGCTATTGATATGGAAGATGACTTTCAGATACACAATATGAGTGTTGCTGGCATCCGTGAGATAATACAGGAGTTTCAACAGGAAATATCTGGAATGACAGGTATTCCTGTAACGATTCTTTTCGGACGTAGCCCCGGTGGCGAAAACTCAACAGGTGCTGCAGATTTTGAGAATTACTACAATGCAGTAAGGCGTTATCAGCATACCAAGATGAAACCTCAGCTTGAAAAACTGATAAAAATGATTCAGTACTGCAAGAACGGCCCTACAAATGGCAAAGAGTATGAGGATTGGCAGATTGAGTTTAATCCGCTCAAAGAGATGACCGAACGTGAAGAAATCGACATTGCAAGCTCTAAAGCTGGAGTAAACAAGACTAAAGTTGATACTGTGAAAGCTATGTTGGACATGCAGATAATGGATGCAAAAGAAGCACGTGCATATCTTTACAAAGAAACCGAGATAGTACCAAACGCAAAAGTCCCTGAGCAGAAACCACAGGAACAACAGCCGGGAGCGGAACAGCAACAAGTCACAAACACTCCACAAAACGGACAGCCTAAAGAGCTGACAAAAGAACAATAGGGCGGTATAATAAAGATGAAAGAAAATAGCAAGGTGCTAATCCGAAAGAAAATTACTGATGGTTCATGGTTCGCCGTGCTTGCTAAAGGCTGGCGATACGATGGTTCAGCAGTAATAGATGCCACGTCTGGTTTAGAATTAGACTTTAAAATTGCACAGGCTCGGTATGATGACCATTGGGTGACAATGCAGGGCAATCATGTGTTGATTGGTGGCAATGGACGTATTAAAGCTGGCGTAGGCGGCAGACTTAAAGGACGTATATTTGGTACAAGGTTCAAAGACTATGAACGTGGACGTGCTAAAAACGGTAAAAGATTGGTTCGTCCGTATAAAATTGTAGGCAAGCAAAGTGGCACGAAAAAAGTTGAGGGAAAAGCAAAAAATCCTCAAAATGTGCATAAGCAAGCCATAAAATCCGCTTTGGCGCATTCTAGATTAAGTGTTAGACATCAAAAAGAGCTGGAAGAAATTATGTCAAAGAACATGACTCCGCAACAAGCTCAGTTTTACAGTAACTTCTTGGGTGTAGCTGCACAAAAGAATTCATATTATGAAAATACAGGTGGCTATTTCAGTCCGCGTTATAACGCTGTTCATATGAATATGAACAACAATAAATGGGAACGAGAAGCGGGCATTAATCGTCAAGGAGCACTTAAGACAAAGTTTCATGAAGAGTTCCATCAATTAGATTACATGCTTTCGCATACTGAGTTAGGTAAATATAGCTCAATGAATGGACATGATTTGTATAGCTTTACTAATCCGCGCACTGCAACTGGTGCTAAATTATCAGCAGCGATTGAAAAAGACCTTGTTAACTTTATCAATAATGCTATTGATATAAAAAACAAAGATTTTGGTGGACGGCCGACAAAGCATATTAAGTCAACTAGCAGAATTCCTAAAGATGTAAAATCAGCAATTATTTATGCGTTAAGAGATGAATATGTAAGTGTACAACAAAAAGCTGGCATATCAATGTTTACAGATGCTTTAGGATTGCAGACAAGTGGTAGGGTGAATCCATGGTCTGGTGGAGGCTTTTGGGGGCACAATAATGCATACTGTAAAGAAAAGGGCAAAAAAGGAGCAAATTCCGAGGTGTGGGCGCACTTTGGTGAATATAAATTTGCGTTTAACGAACCAGCTCGTAATGCCATGGAGAATCTTATGCCTAATACTATTAAGGTATGCAATGATATATTTGATGAAATTGTCAATAATTATTCCGATTTTAACGGTTGGTAACAAGGGGATGTACAATAATGAAGAATATGACTGTGGAAGAATATTTAAAGAGCATTCGTACTCCGGAAGAAAAAGCATATGAGAGATACGCTGAAGTTATTGGTGGAGAGCCTATTGGATTAGAAGAGCCTAGTGGCTATCCTGCTGGCGTTGAAGAACGCGGTGGCGTAGTTGCAGTCTACGAAGAGTGCATCAAAAAAGGGGTAACATGGGAAGAGCTTTTAGACTACAAGCCGTTGCCTGACGATGTTATTATCTAACAGGGTAGAGAAAACGTGGTTTTATTAAATTTAAAAACGGCTTATTTTTAATCTGTATAGATAATTAGCCGAAGAAAATATTAAGCAATGTATTTATATAGTTTAAGGAGTGGTAGTAATGCTGGCAAGACCTTATTTTATGAGTAATCCCAAATGGTATAAAGAAAAGTGGGTAGGTAGTGATACTGATGGTGGCGTTGAATATGAGCTTACATCAGAAGCACCTCCTAAAGCAGTAGAAAGTTTTAACGAATATATGGATTACATGGAAAACGGAGCAACAGTATATCCTAACGATAAGGATTTTTATTTTAAGAAGAATCCTGCGTGGTATACATTTGATGAAAAAGAAAAAATGTATATTATTACCAAAGACGCTCCAGAAGAAGCGAGAAAGAGTTATTGGAAGTATATATCCCAATCAAAAGAAGTGTTGTACTAAATTCTACAAAAGCATTGAAATATTTTAATATATGATTTTAGCCGTCTACATTTTGTAGGCGGTTTTTTTATGAGGTGAAACGATGGAAGAGCAGAAATATTGTATCAGGCACAGATTGAGCAATGGTACATATTTAGCCGTTCTTAATAATGGCTGGCGATATGACGGCTCGGTTGTTGTAGAAGCGGATACTGAACGAGAACTTGAATGCAAGCTCTCACAGGCACGATATGATGATAGGTGGGTAACGCTGAATGGCAGTCACATTTTAATTGGCGGTACTGGACGTATTAAGTCTGGTGCTGGCGGAAGATTAAAAGGCCGTATGTTTGGCATGAACTTCTCTGATTATGAGCATGGCAAGAAAAGCAAAAAAGGCAAGAAGCTTATCAGAGTATATAAGCCGATGAAAAAGACAGGCGAAAGCAAAAAAGCGGTTGCAGGTAATGAAAATAAAAAAGCATCTGTTAAGCAAATTACAAAGCACGAAGAAATAGAAAACGCTATGACGCATGTTGCCGGGTTCTCTACTGTTCGTTCTTCTTTTTTTAACAATATTGACAAGCAATTAGCTGTAAAAAACGCAAATCAGATTTTAAATCTTGAGCATAAATTTGGTGTTATTCATCAATCTAAAGCGGTTTTAACATCAACAAACGAAGGAAGTGCTACTGTAGGATTTGTTGAGAGAAATCCTATTTTTCCTTGCACACAGACTTTAAGTTTGTGCGGAAATTATTTTTCTAATCCAGAAAAGCTAAAAAGAGCTGAAGAATATGGGCAAGCAACAAAACATAATATGCCAGCATTGGATGAAAATCTTGATATTTATACTGTAACACATGAATACGGACATATGATTCAAAACATGCTGATTCAACGAAGAATGAAGGCTGACGGTTGGCAAGAAGATAAAGCAGATGCTTTTGTTGACGAAGATGGTGCTAATAAAACATTCGATAATTACTATGTTAGAGGATATTCTTATAATCAAGCTAAGCGGGCAGCCAAAGCAACGTATCTAAAATGGTATACTGACAGAAAAGAAGATGTTGTTGATGAATGCAGGCGTGAAATTATTGCGATTGCTAAGAAGAACAATAAAAAGTTTAAACTGAAAGACAATATATCAGAGTATGGTAGCAAAACAAATGCGTCGGGCAAAGCCGAGTTTTTCGCAGAGGTTTTTGCAAACTCTCAGTTGGGCAAGCCTAACGAATTAGGTATAGCAATGCAACAGTGGCTGGTGCAGAAAGGATTAGTAATAAATGAATGACGCAAAAATTGTATTAGTGCAACAGCTAAAAGATAAAAGCTATATAGCTGTGCTGAACGATGAATACAGATTTGATGGCTCTGTGCTGGTAGAAGCAAGCAATGAAGAAGAATTAAATGCTAAAATTAACGCAGCAGTTAAGGTCGATGGAATTTGGCGGTATATTCATGGACATCCTGTATATTTAGAGGGTACTGCCGTAAAAAGAGGACATGCAAGGGTTCGAGGAATGCAAGCCAAAAATGGCAAACTGAGAAAGAACAGAACGCTGGCTGCCACGGCAAAAGTTAATGGTGGTAGTGTTGTTGGCGGTTCTGCAGCATCTAAAGATAATGTTTTGGTGCGTAGTTCTGTTAAAGCACAGAAAGCATACACCAAAGCGAGAAAAGCTGAACCAAAAATCACTAAAGACCTTGTGAATATATCCAAAGACTTAAACATGGGTATGACTGGTTTGAAATACTCAGTTAAGACTGCAAGTAGTGTCGAAAATAAGATTCGCCGTAAAAACGAAGATAAACTGCCAGACCACGTAGTAGTTAAAAATATGGGTGACCTTGTAAGATATACTCAGATGGGTAAACATAGCGACTTAGGCAAAAATGCAGTAAAGACTGTGGATGCACTGAGAAGTCGTGGCTATAAAGTAACGAAAATTGACAACAAGTATCTTGACAAGACCAGTGATTATAAGGGCATTCATCTTGACTGTGTATCTCCTGATGGGCAGAAGTTTGAGCTGCAGATTCATTCTAAAGAAAGTATGGCGGTCAAGAACAAACTTCATCCTATCTATGAAAAGAGCAGGAACATGAAAAAGGGTTCTCCAGAACGCATTGCGTTGGAAAATCAGATGCGAGAAATTTCTGCCACACTACCTATGCCCAAAGGCATTGAAGAACTAAAAAATTACGAAGAACGCTGACAAAAGCAAGAAAACGCGGTAAAATAAAGTTGTGGAGGTGAGAATATGGAATTTATGATTTGTAATCCTGACGGCTTGTGCCGTAGCGGTAGTGAAAGTGGCTACGATGAATGTTTAAAAAACGATAAATGGTGTGTAGATGGTTATGCTGCCGGAGCGTTTATGGGATTTGAGAGCGGTACTCGTATCAGTGAAGAAGAAGCTGTAGAATTCATTGTCAAAGAGCATGGGTTGGACAAAGAATCTGCAAAGCAAAAATTGACTGAACAAGGTTTAAGCAAAGAAGAATCGATTGAATATATGCGTAAGACTTTTGGTTATAGCCCAAAAGCCGCAGCTAAAGCATTGGGCCTTAATATTGATATGGTAAAAATGTAAGGGGTAATTAAATTTGGCAAAGATTAACAGCGCGATTCAGTTCGCAACTATGCATCATGGAACACAAAAGCGCAAAGGCAAAGAAGTGCCGTACATTGTGCATCCACTGGAGGTAATGGAAATCCTATACCGTATGGGCGCAGATGAAAACCTGCTTGTAGCCGGAATCCTGCATGATGTAGTTGAAGATACGGCAGTAAAGATTGCAGACATAAGAGAGTATTTTGGAGATGATGTTGCAGAGCTTGTAGCGGCTCATACAGAAGATAAAAGTGAGCCGTGGGAAGTTCGCAAGGCTAAAGACTGTAATGAGCTTAGAACAGCTCCTAGGCGTGTCCAGATGCTTGTGCTGGCTGATAAACTGTCCAACATCAGAGAGATGAAACAAGATTTATCTGTTGTTGGCAATGATTTGTGGAAACGATTTAACAGAAGCAAAGAGAAACAGGCATGGTACTACAAACTAGGCGTTGAGTGTCTGAGTGCAATGGACGATGACACAAAAACACAATGGGCATACAGAGAGTTTAAACAGACAGTAGAAAATGTATTTTGAGGTGCTTTTTCAAAGTGCCTCTTTTTTATTAGAAAGAGGTGCTGACAAAACATGGAAAGCGCGGTAAAATATAATTGTAAGGTTGCTTGTTATGCTGTTACAAGAGCTGACGGCGATGTATGGTATATTCCAGAGTTGGGGTTAAAACTCAGTCAAGAGCGCATGGATGCGTTCACAAAGATGAAAGTTGCAGTACCTACGCTGAATGGCGGACGTTGGGTAACAATGCCTAACGGTGCGAGGGTATTCATTAGACCAGGATTTATCAGCGTAGGCGTGAGGAAAGAGCCTAAAGCAAGTGCTAAAGGTTACAACAGACTTACAATGAAGGACTTCAAGACGTTAGCTGTTGCGAAAGAGCATATTGAAAAGCATGTAAAGAGGTTCAGAGAATACAGAACTGCTAAAGTATATATAAAAAGAGCGATAAAGTTGGCACAAACTCCTGTTGGTGGCGATGTTATAGGATATGCACGCAAAGATGGTACGAGTTTTGTAAGGTATAATAAAGTTACAAATGATTATGTGATAGCTAAAGTCGGCTCACGTGGTGGCATAGTGACGATGTTTAAGCCTAAACGTGGAGAATCGTATTATTGGGATAACATGAAAAAGGATGGAGTAAGAGAATGAAATGTCCGGTATGTGGAAAACACGAATTTGGAGTAGATGAAGATTATTGCTTTTGCCCTGTTTGCGGTTGGGCGAATGACCCGGTGCAACGTGATGATTATGATTATTGGGGTGGGGCAAATGATTTAAGTGTTAACCAAGCAAGGGAAGCTTACAAGTCTGGCAAAAAGGTATATTGAGGAAAAATTGAAAGTATACTTTAGGAAAATGGTGCAATTTCCATAAGTATACTTTCAATTTTTCGGATGGCACACGTTAAGTGTGCTTTTTTTATTGCAGAAAAGGGGGTATAGCAATGCTGGAGTATATGGCAAAATACTGTGACAGCATACGTTGTGATGAAGACGGCGTATATGTGGCAGTATTAAAGCCTGAGTACGCAGTAGATGGTTTGCGTGTCATAAAATGCGATAATGCGACAGGCGACGTAAGAAATGACAGGTGGGTGACTATCAACGGCGCACATGTACTGATTGGCCGAGATGGACGTATTGCTGGTGGCATGGGCGGCAAACTGAATGGTAAGAAGTTTGGCTCATGGTTCGGACTAGGAAAACACAGAGCAATGCAATTGCCTAAGAGTTTTGGTACAGGACGCGCATCGAAGATGATGGAACGTGATGTAAACGGCAACTATGTTAAGGTAAAAGGCAAAAAGGTTGCTTTAAAAGTGCCTAAAGGTGCATTGAGAAGCAGAGAACTACCGCCCAAGATGCGAACTACAATCAATGTATTGAATAGAGAGCGTGCTGGCAAGCGGTTTACACAAGGATTTAGAAACAATATTGTTGATGCTTTTGAGAATGCACCTAAGGGGACGCAAATCAGAGTAGGTACAAAGCTAGTTAAGCGAACAGATAGAGGTTGGACGTACAAAGGCAAGGAAGTAAGCGTAAATACTATGGCCAACATGGCGATGATGGGCGAACATATCTATGTTGAGAAGTATCCTAAACGTCAGAAGTTTGAGTTTGATAAAACACCGCCTAAGCAGGAGACAGGCGCATACAATCCTAGCAAGCTTGTTGACATCCGCACAAAGGGTGACAGATACGAGAATTACCACGCTCCTGCAGATGCGCTTATGACTAATACCAAGAACTGGAAGAATCCGCCGACAGTAGCGCAGCTGTTAAGACGCAGGAAAGCGATTAAGGCAGCCAAAGAGTTTGCCAATACTGAGAACTACGAAGCGGTAAGCAATAACCGAACAGCCAAAGGCAAGCAGATAAACAGACAGTTTGAATACTTCATTGACCATTCGCCAAGACATACAGGCACAATTCATAGAGCTGTTGATGTGAGTGCAGCGGAGTTTAGCAAGTATCAAAAACTGATTGAAAAGGGCAGTGCGTTTGGTACGAATTCTGTTACAAGCTGGTCGAGTAATCCTCAGACAACAGGCGGTGCTAATGCAGATAAGCCATATAAAATCATCTTCACGAAGAAAGACGGATTCAGAAAGAGTGCTTCTGTAAATGACTTTGCCGAAAACCAATCTGACGGAGAAGTCATTGTATCCAAAAGTACAAGTATGCGTGTAAAACGTGTGCTTATGGCAGGCCCGGGATATATGCAGGTAGAGGTTGAAGAAGTTTAGTGCTGACAAAGCCTTGAAAGTGCGGTATATTATAAGTGTGAGGTGATAATATGGGTAGAAGATTAACACTTGCTGAACGATGGGCGATTGACAGCCAAAAGCCTATGGGTGGTTATGTGTTTGAAGGTACACCAGAGTACTCAGAACATGAAAAAGAAGTACAAGAATTAAATGAATGGCTAAAAAGTCAAAGAGATGAAAACGAAGAAGATTAAGGCGTTTGCGTTTTGCAGACGCTTTTTTCAATAAGGTTTATAAAGTGTCTATTTAGATAGTCGCTTTTAATATGCACCTGTAATGGGTGCTTTTTTTATGTCCAAATTTGCGAAGATAGGAGGTGAGAACATGGAAAATGTACAACGATATGAAAGAATGGACAGCTATATTGTAGGCGAAGCTGTCAAAGACTCAGATGGTTTTTTAAGGGATTCCCCTATTGTCGCAAGGACGGGTATCTACACATATCTTAATCCCGACAAGACCATTAGGCGTGAGTATAGACCGCCAGAGGAAGTATTCAGTGAGAACAGCCTTGCAACATTTAGGGGCAAGCCTATTACTGTAGGACATCCTAGTGCTGGTAAAGTTACGCCGGAAACTGCAAAGAAGTTGAGCATCGGCTCAATTTTGTCAGAGGGTTATCCTAAAGAATTATGCGAAGGCCGTAAGTATGTTGGTTGCGACATTGTATTGTTTGCACCGCAGGAAATCGGTGACGCAAGAGAATTATCTTTAGGTTACCGCTGTGATGTTGAGGAAACACCGGGCGTTACTGCCAATGGTGAACCTTATGACGCTATTCAGCGCAACATCCGTATCAATCATCTTGCTGTTGTCAAAAAGGCAAGAGCAGGCATGAAAGCTCGCCTTAATTGTGATGGCGACGAATGTTATCCAGACCATGAAGAAGAAAAGGAGATTCCAAAAATGAGCAAATTTAGAATTGATGGCATTGAGTACGAACTGCAAGATTCCGTAATCAGCCATATTTCCACACTGCAAAGCAAATGCGATGCTGCAGAAAGCAATCTGCTGGCAATGAAGACTGTTCTCAAATCCAAAGATGATGAACTGAAAGCACAGGTTGACGGTGCATCTGAGCTGGTGGCGCGTTGTGATGCTCTCGAGAAAGAAAACGAAGAGCTGACCGCAGAAAACGAAGAGCTGGCAGAAGAGAACGAAGAGCGTGGCAAAGAGCTTGACAAAGCTACCGCTGATAACGAGGAGAATATCAAGAAACTTGATGATGCTACCAAACGTTACGAAGATGCCAAAAAGAAATGCGATGAACTGAACAAAAAGGCTGAGAAAGCTGCGAAAGACCTTGAGTCTGCTACTGCAGAGCGTGATAAACTGCAAGCTGCGTTGGATGCGGAAAAGGAAAATACCGAAAAGGCAGTAAACGATGCTAAAGAGCAAGCTAAGGCAGAGGTTAAAGAACGTGCTGAGCTGGAACGGTTGGCAGACAAAGCTAAGGTTGCTGATACTGACAAACTGGACAACAAAGCACTGAAAGAAGCTATCATCAAGGCAAAACGTCCGAACTTCACTGCTGAAGGTAAGACTGATGCATATCTGGATGCAGCATTTGACCTGGCCAAAGAGCAGATGCGTGGCGACAGCATGACTGACCAGATGCGCAAGGCTATGGGTGCACAGCAACGTAAAGACGGTGTAGAGACTGAAAGCGCAAGAGAGGCTCAGAAGAAAATGATGGACAGACTGCGTAACGCTTACAACGGCGAAGATAACAAGTTTTAAGGAAGAGGTGAACTGATATGCAGATGAACTATAGTCAAGAGATGCAGCCCGCTATTGTCGGTATGCTGGCTGATACAACTTTCAAAACAACTGACAGCTATCATGTTGAGGATGAAAAAGGCATTAATGCTGGCGTTCCTGTTGTTCCTGGTACTGATGCGGCAAAACAGATTAAAGCTTGCGGCGCAGATGACGGCGCAAAGGTTATCGGCGTTACCATGTTTGTACACAAACAACTGACTGGTGGCGAAAACTACTATGACAAAGGTTATGTAGTACCTGTAGTTACCAAAGGCCGTGTATGGGTTGCGGTTGAGGGTGATGTTGTCGCTCAGACTGCGGCTAAGTACGATGCTACTAAGAATGTTTGGAGTGCATCCGGTACTGTTGAAGTAGCAAATGCTAAATTTATTACTGCTAATACTCAGGGTATGGCAGTAGTACAAATCGGTTAATTTTTAGGAAGGTGAAATAATGGAAAACATGCGTTATGATGAACAAGATATGCGTGCTATTGTAAGCACAGGTCTGCTGAACAACGATGCGGCGGACAGCGAATCCGTATTCTTTGCTCAACAGCTGGAGTACATCAAATCCAAAACTTATGATGAAAAACTTGCTAATCTGAATGCGGCAAAACTGTTCCCTGTATCTACAGAAGCAGATGCTGGCGCAGAATCTATTTCCTATGAGAGCTATGGCATGGTTGGTATTGCTAAACTGATTGCAAGCTATGCTGATGACCTGCCACGTGCAGACGTAAAAGGCACTAAAGTAACAGTTGATATTTTCTCTGCTGGTACTTCTTATGGTTACTCTGCTCAAGATATCCGTGCCGCTAAGATGAAAGGTTTACCGCTGAATGCACGTCGCGCACTGAGCGCACGCCGTGCAAATGATACTCTGATTAACAAGATTGCTTTCAAAGGCGACAAAGACGGCAAGATTGTAGGTATTTTGGATAATCCTAACATCACTACCGCAGTAGTAAAAGCTGACGGCGCAAGCAATTCTACCAAATGGGCAGATAAAACTCCTGCTCAGATTCTGCGTGACCTTAATGATGCAGTATCCGGTATTGTTGATTTGACTAATGGTGTGGAAATTCCCGATACTATTGTATTGCCGATTAAGCAATACAACTACATTGCTAACACTATTGTTCCCGATACCAGTGGCGAATCCATTCTGACCAACTTCAAGAAAAATAATCAGTACATCAAGAATGTTGTGTCTGCTGTTGAGATGAAAGGTGCAGGCTCTGGCGGTGAAGATGTTGGCTTGATTTATCGCAAAGATATTGACGCAGTATCTCTGGAAATTCCGATGGCGTTTACTCAATATGCACCGCAGGCACGCAATCTTGAATTTGTTGTACCTTGCGAGAGCCGTACCGCTGGCGTTATCGTATACTATCCGCTGTCTATGTCTAAAATGGTAGGCATCTGATTTAGTTTATTTTGCCCCCTTGTATAAGGGGGCTTTTTTATTTGTAGGAGACAGTACACAATGATTATTAAAAACAATACAGTAGGCGTAATTAATATCGACAATAAACACGTTCTTCCCCAACAGACAGTAAAAGTTGATGATGTGAACAAGAAACATCCTATTGTTGCACGTATGATTAAAAACGGACAGCTGGTAGAAGTCGCAGAATCCGTGAAAAACACTGAAAAAGAAGCAGAAGTTGCTACGTTGGAAGATTTTGCTGCGTTCATGGGTACTAAACCGACTTCCACACGTATCAAGAACTTTGCTAAGAAGTATGGTATCGAGCTGGGCGATGCAAAGACCGAGGAAGAAATGGTCGCAGTCATCAAAGCTTGTCTGACAACTGCTGAATAATCATGGATACTTCAATCAGTTGTGGGTGCAGATGTGCAGTAGACGAAGATGAACAGATGATTTTTCAACTGATACGTGCGCTTGCGCCTGACCTTGACGATATATCAGACAATATGCTGATGGTGCTTATATCTATTAACAAGCACTACGTATCCAAAGAGAAGTTTAAAAGCTTCTACCACGAAGCTGTAGCATATCTTGTAGCACATAAAGCCGTGTTGCATCAGTCTATTGCATCTGAGGGCGCAGGCTCTAATGCGTTGGTTGGTGGCATTACAAGTGAGCACGAGGGCGATTTGTCGCGCTCATATGGTTCTGGCGGCAGTGGCACAAGAGGTTATACAGATACGTTTGATAAGACGTTGTATGGACTTGAATTCAAGCGTATACGGGATATGTGTATCGTGCCTGTTGCAACAAGGTTTTTCGGATGAATATGTTTGATAAGTTTTTCAATGAACTTGCGCGGATGAAGAACATGGAAATCAGTGTTGGCGTATTTGGAGAAGAAGCGGCTGAGGTTGCTTTCTACAATGAATTCGGCACAAAACATATTCCTGCAAGAAGTTTTATCCGTTCGACGATTGCAGAACATCAAAAAGATATTGCGGAGTACTATGCGAGTAGTTTCCAAAGGACGAATGATGCAAAGGCAGCCGCCGCTTTGACAAGTACTTACGTTGAAAATCTCATAAAGGCGAAAATCGCAAGCGGTAATTTTACACCGAATGCGCCGTCTACAGTCAAGAAAAAAGGCAGGAATCAACCGCTGATTGACACAGGAAGAATGATGAACTCTGTTAAGGGGGTAGTCAGATGAAGAGCAGTTTTCGCAGACCGCTTGAAATATATAGGCTGGGCAAAGCTGAGCTTATGGAAAATGGCTTGTTTTCTGAGCCGTTGCAGACAAGATTTACCATTGAAGCATCTGTACAACAGCTAAGACCTGACGAAATGCAGGCGTTACCTGAGGGGCGCAGAGGTTGCAGAGCCGTAAAGGTGTATTCTGATGACCAACTGCACATGCCTAATCAGATGACAGGACAGCAGGCAGACAGGTTTATGTGGTTGGGGGTATGGTTTGAGGTGGTTGCGTCAGACTGGTATCAGAACAATGTCATAAGCCATTATAGGGCATATGCGACGGAGATAGCAGGACATTGAGTACACGTGAAAGGGTGCTTGAATACTTTGTGTATCAGCTCAAGAAATACACGGATTGGCCAGTTATACAGGCAAAGCAGAATTACGCAGTGGAGTTTCCTCAGTGTGTCATAGTTGACCTTATGGCTGAGCGCAGTTTGGGTGATGTAGAGCTGTGGGACAAAGAAAAAGAGCTTGTATACATCGCAGGATTACGGCAGGCGACGTTAAACGTGCAAGCCTATGGGAAGGGTAGCGTAGAGCTTTTGGGCGACCTGTGGGGGTTCTTTGAACGTCCTACAGTGGTTGATGAATTTCAAAAAGCCAACATTACAGTGAATGTGCCGGGTGACGTACAAGACCTTACTAATGTTCTGGACAACAGGAAGTATCTTGAACGTGCAAGCATCGACCTGACAATATCATATGACAGATGTGTTATAGATAATCCTGAATGGTTTGAGACAATTTATGTTGACGCTGTTCTGAAGACTTCTGATGACACCGAAGAAAAAACAGATGAACAAATCAAAATTTATACAGATATAAAATTTGAGGAAGGAGCTAACAATGGCTAACATTGACAGAATCGTTAAATGCGATGTAAGTCTGAACACTACAGGCGTATCGAGCGAGGGTTTCAGCACAATGATTGTCATCGGTCCTCACGCTTATACAACTACCAGAGTCTTGAGCGTGACCGACAGTGACGAATTGCTGGAGCTTGGCTTCAACAGCAAAGATGCAATCTATGTTGCAGTAAACGATGCGTTCAGTCAGACACCTAAGCCTAGTGTAGTGAAAGTTGGCAGACTGCAATGCGATACAGTAGAAGTAGGCATTGTAGGCAAGCCGACCAAAGGGATGGAATATAAATTTTCCATTGAGAGCATCGATGAAAACGGTGAAGAGGTTTCTTATCCGTTTACTTATACTGCTACCGACTCAGACAGCGTAGAATCCGTATTGTCTGCTTTGGTGAATGCTGTTACGGGGGATAGTAGTGCTAGTGCTAAGTACACAGCTTCTGTTGTAGACACAAACATCGTTGTGAAGTGCAATGATGCGGCGCACAGTTTCTATATCAAGCCTAACAGTCTGATGAAAGTAGTTGCATGTGAACAAGCAGAATCTATTGACCTTGCAACTAACATGTCGTTTATCACTGCCGCTGATAATGATTTTTATGGCATTTGCTATGTAAACCGTGACCCGGACGCAGTAATGGAGATGGCAGAGTGGGCAGAATCCCATACTAAGCTGTTTGGCACTGCTACAGGTGTAGACGGAGCAAAGAATCCTGAGGTAGAAACTGATATTGGCAGTAAGTTGAAAAATGGCAACTACTTCAGAACTTTTTGGTTCTATCACAAAGATGCGGCAGGCGATTATCCCGACGCAGCTACTATGGCAAGATGTTTTGCAGTAGAGCCGGGCGGTGAGACATGGGCAAACAAACGTCTTGCTGGTGTTACTACCGATAAACTGACCGAGGGAGAATATAAAGCGATTACTGATAAGAATGGTAATACTTTTGAGCCGTTCCGTAATGTCACAATCACTCAGAACGGCAAGGTAGCCGCTGGTGAATGGATTGACGTTATCCGTTTCCGTGATTGGTTAACAGAAACCATTCAGACTGAGGTATTCAGAGTAATGATTAACCGAGATAAGCTGCCGTATACAGACGCTGGTATTGCTATTGTTGAGAACGCAATCAATGCAGTGTTGGAGCTGGGGCAGACGCGTGGCGGTATCGCACCGACCGAATTTGACGAAGACGGCAACAAGAATTTAGGTTATAGCATCTCTGTACCGAAAGCATCCAGCATCAGTGCCAACGTAAAGGCACAGCGTGTGCTGAGAGATGTTAAATTCACTGCAAGGCTGGCAGGTGCTATCCATGCAGTAGAGATTAAAGGTTCTCTTACTTATGAGAATCTTACTGAACTTGCATAAGGGGGTTAAGATATGGCAGGCGTAAAGACATATGACCCGAAAAAAGTTATTGTTGTGTTTGGCTCAATGAACATTACAGGTTTTGACGAAGGCACTTTTGTGCAGATTGAAACGCAAGGTGACGGTACTACCGCTGTTGTAGGCTGTGACCAGGAAGTAGTGCGTTCCATTTCACCGCAAAGTATTTTAAAGAAAATCGTTATTACCTTGTTACAGTCATCTGACAGCAATGATAAGTTATCGAGCATTCAAGACTCTGATAATCAGTCTGGCAACGGCGTTAAAGCGTTGTCTATCCAAGATTTGAGCGGACGTACACTGCTGAAATCAAGCTCTGCGTGGATTGTAAAGAAACCGCAGGTACAACGTGGCAAAAGTGCTGGCGACGGCAAATGTGCGTGGGAGTTTTTGGCGGTTGTACCTGATGACCAATTCGTTGTAGGTGGACACACCTAATCTGACTAGGGGGAGCAATAATGTTAGAAGTCAACGTAAAGAATAAAGAGATAGGCGGACGCACATACTACGTAAGAGCTATGCCTCCGATGATGGCGTTAGGTCTTTTAGGTGATTTGCAATCAGTTGTCACAGGTGCGTTGGGCAAAAGTGCTGAGAACACTGGAGACGTCACCAATCCTAACATTAATTTAGGTGAGATGATTGCAGGTATTGGTGGTAATCTGCGTGGTGCTGAGCTGATGGCGTACGCAGACCGCATTCTGAACAAAACCTATGTTAGCGTAGAGATTACTACAGAACGTGGTACTGATGTTGTTCCGTTGGACAAAAACTATCAGGAAGAGATGTTTACCGGGCATATCATGAATATGCTTGAGCTTATGTGGTTCGTTTTGGAGGTAAACTATAAGGATTTTTTCGACTCAATGCCAAACCTGTCTGGGATTGTAGCATCAATCGCCCAGAAATAAATTGCCCGGGCACTCTTTGTGACGAAGTCAGCAGAGAGATGTTTATTTGGCGACCTGTAATTGCAAAAGTGGTATCCATACAGGATGTTAAAACAGGTGTAGTAACGCTGGCAGATTTGGTTAAAATCAACGCTATACTTGATATGAAGTCAGATATGGAATACTACTTTAGCAAAAAGGACGGTGAATATTGATGCTTTTGCAGGAACTTGTTACGGCGATTAGATTTAACGTCGACAATATCAGCTCTGTAGATAATGCTATTGCAAAAATAAGACAGATGCAGGAGTTGGGACGTGAGATTGAATCACTTGAAATAAAAGGTATCGAAGCAACAGACCTGATAAATCAAGTCAATGATATTGCGGCAGAACTTCAGCCAGTATTTGAGTCTATTGGCAAAAAAATGGGTAAGGCGTTCAGTGATTTGAAGTTTGATACGGACAATTCCAATGATATTATATTTGCTACAAACGTATTGGAGATGGCAGCTAAACAAGCTAAAAACCTGCAATCTGAGCTGAACAAAGTCAATACAAAGCATTTAAAAGATTCATGGGAAAGTTTGGCAAAAAACTTAGACTATGAAACGCTTGATATTCTTATAGCCAAACAAGAAAAAGCGTTAAATCTTAAACGAGCAATCAATTTCAGAGCACAAAAGAACATAGATTATTCTGCTGAGCAGTTAGAATTGGAAAAGCTAAACAAAGAGCTTAAAACGTATTATGACCGACTAAGCAGACCGAAACGTTCTGTTACTCTTGATGTCAACATAGAACAGTCTAAACAATTAAGTGCTGAGCTGAAAAAAGTCAAAAGCGAATCTGACAGGCTGGCGAATATCAAAGTAGGCTCATTTGAGGGACGTAGTGGTAGCAAGTCATTAGCTGGTGTGGTTGAAACTTTTAAGTCAAGTACATCACAAGCAACATCTGCTGTTGGTAGATTAAAAATGGCGTTGTACCAATTGGAGTATACCAATCCTGTAATTGGTGGGCTTATAGGTAAAATGCGAATGCTGGGTGCTATGGCAGGTGTAGGATTCAGCTTACAACAGTACATTGCTATGTCTGACCAATTAAAAACAATAGAAGGACAGATAAAGAACGTCACAAAGGCTGAAGAAGAAACAAAACGTGTAGAAACAGAAATCTATGCAATGGCAGGACGTTCACGTCAAAGCTATGCTGAGTCTGCTAATTTGTTTACATCTGTTGCCAGAAACGCAAGGGAACTTGGAAAAACCACAGATGATATTCTGAAATTCACCGAGGACGTTTCTAATGCAATGTTGTTAGGCGGCGGTAGTGCTGCATCGCAACAGGCTGCGTTGGTACAGTTGGGACAGGCTTTAGGTTCTGGCACATTACGTGGCGATGAATTAAACTCCATTATGGAGCAAGCCCCCAAATTAGCTGAAACCATCGCAAAGGGCATGGGTACAACAATAGGCAATTTGCGTAAGCTTGGTTCTGAGGGTAAACTGACCGCTAAAGATGTATTTGATGCAGTACGAAAGCAATCTGGTGCTCTGAAAAAAGATTTGGGCAATATGCCATGGACTGTATCACAAGCGACAGGCAGAGTAAGAGATGCTATGGCTCAGTTGTTTTTTACGATTGAGAACAAATTCGGGTTTGGCGATAAGTTGGCAAGAGTAATGGCCAAAATTGCTGACTTTATAGATGTAGTGACGGCTAAGTTAAATCAAATTCCTGCTGAAAAGCTAATCTCTTATTTAAGGGTTGCAGGTATTTTTGCAAGTATATTGTATATGTGGTTGCATCGCATTGCTATTCAAAACGCTATTGTTTATGGCTTACAAACGCTAATATCTTTACTTGGTATCACTAGTGTAGGGTTTACCGGAGCGTCAGCGGCGGCTGGTGTGTTTCGTGCCGCTTCAATCAAGGCTGCTATAGCATCTGGCATTGCGTGGCTTACGGCATCATGGCCATTGATACTGATTATAGGCTTGATTATAGGTTTGGCACTTGTCATCGAAGATTTGTATGTATGGATAAACGGTGGCGAGAGCGTTTTTGGAGAATGGTTCGGCTCATTTGATGATTGTTGTGCCAAAATGAAGAAAGCTTGGAGTGATTGGATTAATCAAGGTTTTATAGCTTGTATCAAAGATGCTATAAAGTGGATATTTAGGATGCTGAATAGTCTTAATCCGTTGCTTTTGGCTATGGATGGGTTGAATATACTTTTAGGCAAAAAGGATGCGAACCAGTTTACTTTGTTGCCGTCGCTTTTAAGTGATGACAAAAAAGCATCAATGCAAAAATGGTATGGCTCAGAAGTGTTAGGGCATGATGTGTCTGGCGCAAGCGGTAAGTATAACATATCCGACTCTGGCAATCAGACAATCAATCAGAATTTCTCTATATCTGGCATGAGTGCAAAAGAAAGTGCCAACTACATAAACGATATGAACAAAAATCTTGTGTTTGGCGGTTGGAATCCGACTTTCGGTGAATTTGCCCCGTGATGAAGAGAGGTGCTATATGTTAGGCGAAATAATCAGCTCGGTTACTAATATGTGTGCTTCTAAATCGCCTACAATCATAGGCAAAGCCAAAGAGCCTGAGTTTAGTGGGTATATCAGTGAAGCAGGAGCACTAGGGAGCAAGAGCAATAGTGATTTGTTTGCTGGTATTGGAAGCAGTGTGATAAACAATGCTATCGGTGGAGCAATCGACGAAGATGGCTCATACAATGGACAAGCTATTGGTGATGCTGTCGGCAATGTACTTGGCGTTGGTGGTTCTGTCGGTTCTGCCGTAGGTGGATTGTTGGCAAGCAAGTATCAGAAAAAGTCAAGCACGGTATCGTTGAAAGTCGATATTGTTAAGACTATTGACTATCAGTATGAACAGGAAGTGGCTACACATCCTGTAGAAACAGGTTTCGAGATACAGGACAACGTAGTAAACAAACCACTGAAAGTCAGTATGACAATCGGTGTATCAAGCAGCCCTATTACCTGGAAAACTAATGGTAAAGGCGAATGGAAATTTAAGAATGCTTATGACGCACTTGTAGCTATAAGGGATGCAAAACAGCCTGTTACCATTACAAGACCTAACATGATACTTTCTGATATGATGATGACAAGTTGCAAACTGACAAAATCACAGGAAAGCCTGTCTGTTATTGGTGTAGAGGTTAGCTTTGTGAAAATCGTCAAGGTGACTACGGAAACAGCAGAGATTCCAAAAGGCATTGTAGATGCTGCAGCAAAAGAGAAAGCCGCTGAAACTGCAAAGGCAGGCGGTGCGGCTGGCAAAGGTGCTATTGGCGGTGTTAATGTTAGCGGAGCACTTGACAATGTTATAAAGGACGTAACCGACAAGATGAAACCGAGAAAAAATGAAAGTTTTGCGCATAGTATACTCTATCCGAAAAAAGGCTGAAAATGATAGTTTTAACTTTTAATGACGATAACGATGTTGTGTCTACGGTCGACCTGGATGGTACGTTATATAAGTTTCGTATGTTATGGAATCCCGACGGCTATTTTTGGACACTTCACTTGTGGGACAAACACGATAATCCCTTGCTTACTAATGTAAAGGTAGTGCCCAATTTTCCGCTTCTGTTTAACAAGCATTGTTTTAACATTCCTAAAGGAGAGTTTTTTGTAGCTACCAAACAGAAAGTAATTGACCGAAATGCGTTCGCAGATGGACGTGCTGCGCTTGTGTATTTGACGGAGGAAGAATATTACAATGGCACAGTTTGACAGAATATATAAGCTCACAATCGGCGTACAGGGCAGTAATGGCTTTGTGTTGGAGGGTAAGCCGTACAGTGATGGGCTGAATATATCTTTTTCCATAGGCAAAGACTTGTCACAACAGACGAACAAGGCTGAGATAAAAATCTATAACTTATCTGACGCTACCGCCAAAAAGATAGAAAAAGATGACAGTATCATTGTTTTAGAGGTTGGATATAGTGAAGATATGGGGTTAAAGCGTATCTTCGTTGGCTATATCACCGAAATAAAGACAACTTTTTCAAATGGGGAGCGTACAACAGAGATTTCTGCCAGCGATGGGCAGATAGCTATACGCAACTGTATAGTATCTTTATCTTATGCTGAGAATGTAAGTCGCAAAAAGGTTATAGACGATGTGGCACAGGAAATGGGACTGGTTGTAAACTACGCAGAGGATTGCGAGTTTTCGTCTTTTGCTAATGGTTTTTCTTTTGTAGGTACAGGCAAAAGCTGTTTGGACAAGGCTTGTGCTGGTTCTAACTTATCGTGGAGCATACAAAATAACATGATACAGGTTATAAAGGCTGGCGGTACAACTAAAGTCGAAGCAGTCAAACTGAGTGCTGCAAGCGGACTGATTGGCAGTGTTGAGAGCGTTATAAAGGCATCGTTCATCGTTGCCAAAGAGAATGCTGGCAACAGCAAGAATGCCAACAAGCGAAAAAGCAGAAAACAGGGATACAGGCTCAAATGTCTGTTGCAGCCTACAGTTTCTCCCGGTGACTTGGTGTATGTAGACAGCAGACTTGCCAAAGGTTGGTTCAAATGCGACAAGCTGACGCATAATGGTGAATACATGGGCGGTAATTGGTATACGGAAATGGAAATCCATGAAATCGTTGAACAGGAGAGCAAAAAATGACAGGTAATGACATAGCACAGAACATCGAAGATATGATAAACAATGGCATAAGCGGTATTCATACTGCATGTCCTGCTACCATACTTTCATTCGATGCTGGTACGTGCATAGCAACAGTAAAGCCGTTGATGTCATATTATAAAAGTGATGGCACTACAATAGATTATCCTGTTGTTAGTGGCGTTCCTGTATTTATGCCTCATGCTGGCAATGCACAGATAACTTATCCTGTAAAGGCTGGCGATGGTTGTCTGTTGGTTTTTGCAGAGCGTTCAACAGATGAATGGATTGGCAAAGGCAACAAAGATAATCATGACCCGCGTAGATATGATTTGACAGATGCGTTCTGTTTTGTAGGTATGCGTCCTACACAGTCAATATCTGCTGAGAATGTAGAGCTTATCAATAATGGTACGCTGGTAAGCGTGACACCTGATAATACAGTGAATATTATCGGCAATGTTAATATCAAAGGCAATGTCAGCATACAGGGCAATTACTCTTGTAGTGGTACAAGCCGTATGAGTGGTAAGATAGCGTGCGACAGTGATATTACAGCTGGCAGTATAAGCGTGCAGAACCATACGCATACAGGCGTACATGGAGAAACAAGTTCTGCTCATTAAAAATGGGGTGATAACATGGTAGTAGTTTTTGCTTTAGTGTTGATTATTATTGTTGCGATGGCGGTTGCAGTGTGTAAAGAGGTAAAGAAGTGTCCTAAATGCGGAGCTATATTGGATGGACCTTTTGGAGATACCAGCAAAGGCGAATGGCATAAGGTTTGGTATTGTCCACATTGCCATAGGGAGTGGTTCTGATGCTGGATTTTGCATTGAACGCAAAAACGCATGATTTGATTATTGCTGATGGTGATTTGATTGCTATTGATAATGCAGAACGTGTGGCACAGCAGATAAAGATACAACTTCTGACGTGGTTAGGGGAATGGTTCTTGGATATAACTCACGGAGTGCCGTATCTTGACTATATCCTTGTTAAAAATCCCAACATAGAGCTGGCACGCTCAATTTTTAAAGAGCAGATTATGAAAGTCGATGATGTAGATGATGTTACATCATTGGAGATATACTATAACGCTACCGAACGCACTATGGCAGTAGAGTATGAAGCGTCTACGTCCTATGGTTTGGTTACGAGAAAGGAGAAACTATGCTATGGCAATACGTGATGATACACAGTATGGAGTTACGCCTAACGGATTTGTCAGAATGAGATTACCTGAGATACGCAAGAATCTGTTTGACAGGCTGGATGCAAAGCTGGGAGTATCCGTGAGCAGGAAACCGAACAGTGTTATCGGCGTGCTGGTAGGTTTGATAGCTGAGGAATCAGACAGACAGTGGGAATTGGCAGAGTATGATTACTATGCACGTTCGCCTGTAAGTGCTGATGAAGGCAGTATCGACAATACTATTATTTATAGCGGCGTTATGCGTAAACAGGCTGAATCAACTTATCTGTATCTTATCTGTTATGGCAATAATAATATGGTATTGCCGTCAAACTGCCAAGTGAAAGGCACAGATGATGAAAGATATAACATTTTATCAGCAAGCACAATAAGTCTTAATAACGCTGTAAACGTATCTCTACGCATTGAAAATGTTAAGGCAGGAGAGTTATATTCATTTCTGTTGAATAGCACTACAAGGGCAAGCTACGTAGCTCAGAGCGGTGATACATCATTGAATGTGTATCTGAAACTTCTGGAGCAGATAAAGGAAAGCGATTGGAGCGGCAGTGTTGACAATAATGGCAATCTGGTGTTAAGCCAAAAAGATAGAAGATATGGTGGCAGGGTAGTTCCTACGGAGAATATGAAAGTGGTCGAGGTGGGCAGCCCTGTTATTTTTGTTGCTGAAAACACTGGTCCTTTAGAGCCTGAGATTGGCAGTATCAAGGAAATAAATACTATCTATGACGGCTGGACAAGATGTTGCAACGAGTCTTCTGCCTATGTCGGTAGAGACAATGAAACAGTAACAGAGCTTAGGCAGAGATATGCGGCGGCAGTATATGCAAAAAGTGTATCAATGAAAGAGTCAATCAAAGCTGGGTTGCTGGCGTTGCAGGATGTCGACAATGTGACCATCTATGAGAACAGAAGCGATGATATCGTTGATGGTCTTAAACCACACAGTTTTTTGGCGATTGTACATGGCGGTGATGACATGGAGATTGCTCAGACTATCCTCGATAAAGCACCAATCGGCATCGATACAAATGGTGATATTGAGCTTGAAGTAAAAGACAGTGAGGGAACGGCGGAAAAGGTACGGTTCAGCAGACCTGTTGAAGTGCCGATTTGGGTAAAGGTCATCATTCATGAGTACAAAGAGGAAACACTTCCGGGCGACTTGGTCAACACAGTAAAAAATGTTGTTGTAAGCACAGGACAGAAGCTGGAGATGGGCGCAGATGTCATCTCACAAAGATTCGTAGGTCCTGTATATAGCAACGTGGATGGTATAGCCTATCTTGATATAAGCATATCCAAAGACGGCAGTAATTATGTTGATAAGAGCATTCCGATTGAACGTGGCGAGGTTGCTACATTTAGCACAGAGCGCGTAACAGTCGCTATGGAGATTTAAAATGGGTAAACCTACAGAGCGAATGTTATATCTGCTGTTGTCGCAGTTTTATGATAAGCCTGTTATAAAAGCAATACTTGAAGTTATTGGTGAAGAGTTTGAGTATCACGAACAACTGAAAGAACAGATACGTACACAGATATGGCCAGACGTGGCGGTTGGAAAACAGCTTGATATGTGCGGCGAGGTCGCAGACATCTCACGCAAGGTAGATGCCGTCATAGGCAATGAGTTTTTCGGATTTCCCGAGCATGGCGACAAGACATTTGGTGCGGCGAAGTTTTACAGATATGGTGATACATACTTGTCTTCAGCAACATTGAACGATGACAAGTACAGGCTTGCTATATTCTCAAAAATAGCGAAGAACACTACAGATGGCAGTAGAGAGAGCACTCTTGTAAGCATAAAGAGAATGTTCGGGTTGAGTCGTGTGGTTGCTGTTAATGGCGGTAACGCAAAGATACGTGTAGGCATAGGCAGATATGTATCAAGCAACGAGATGAATCTCATAAACACACTTGACCTTGTTATACGTGGAGCTGGCATCGGTATTGTTTACTTTTATTGGTTCAACGGAAACGGAACATTCGGGTTTAGCCGTAATGGTAAAAACGTCGGCAGTTTCAGCGGTTTTGGCGTAGGTACATTTGCCAGAGTGCTTGAGATTGAGGGCAGTTTAATATAAGAAAGGCGATGATAATATGAGTATCACACAGCCAGATTTCAACAAAATCTTTGCAAGCGGTGCGACTACAGGCGAGGTGCTGCAATGGCCTGATGCATCGTTTTTGCGTGGGTGGGGCTATCTGCAACAGAATGAACCGCCGCCTATGGAATTTTTTAATGCATTGCAACAGATGGGTGACACCAAGGACCAATATCTTTTCAAAGCTGCTAACATCCGTGAAAGCAGCAAGCATTATTCTGTAGGCGATGTGGTTACGTCTCCTAACCTGCCGTCGAAATACAGTCTTAAATGTACTGTAGATGGTACAACAGACATCAATGAACCTACATTCGGCGCTGTTTCTAACGGCGAACTAGTGAATGACGGCAGTTGTCAGTGGATTGTACGAGACAGGTTGGGCGGCAATATGCTTGTGCAGAAAGAAATGCCGACAAATCAAGGTGAAGGTGACGTATGGATTGAAACACAGTAAAGGGTGATGGATGTGATTAGAGTCGGATTGAACAGTGACATCAAATATTCATATGGCGACACATTGGCTATGGAGTACTGTTTGGAGAATTATGCACTTCAGACAGGCGATGTTGCTACCCTGAGTATAAAGCAGGGGGAGCAGGTGATGATGTACTGCAACATCAATACGCCGGGTGAACGCAAGTTGACATTCGTGATATCCGCAGAAGATATGTCGAAACTGCCAATCGGGCGATACACATATGATGTTCATATTAAATTTGCTGATGGTAGGGTTTACACGTTCGACTATATGAGAAACCTGCAGATTATGGAGGTCGCTCATGAATAATTGTAAGAAAAACTTAGTAGGCTATCCGATATGCGTCAATGTTCAAAACATCAAAGGCGAACCGGGAGAGAAAGGTGACAGCGGTGCCGAATCGTTTGCCAACAAAGCGGATTTCCCTGTAGTCGGAGATGAAAATAAGGTATATATCGCACGAGATGAAAATGCGGTGTATAGATATAACGCCGATGATTTGTATTATTACTGCATCGGTAGAGATTATGCAGAAATAGAATTTATTAACGGAGGTATTCAAAATGGTTAACAAAACATTATTTGCAAGACTCATGGTGGACACTCGTAGTGCAGACGCTTTCAAAACAGCTAATCCTGTGCTGGCAAAAGGCGAAATGGGTTATGAGGGTGACACCGGTAAACTGAAATTTGGCGATGGTGTAAAGGCGTACAATGACCTTGATTACTTCATGGGTACTATTGACACAGCATTGGCAAATTACATGAAAATCAGCGACTACAAAGGTTCTGCCGTTGGCGTGGTAAAAGCTGCAGACAAATTGCAGACTGCTCACAAAATCAATGGTGTAGCGTTTGATGGTACTGCTGATATCACTGTTGCCGATAACACCAAGATTCCTACCAGCGAAAAGGGTAAAGCTAATGGCGTTGCTACTCTGGACGCAAATGGCCAGGTTCCATCTAGTCAGTTGCCATCTTATGTAGATGACGTAATTGAAGGTTACTACAACGAAGGTAAAATTTACAAAGAAGAAACCCATAAAACCGAAATTAAAGGTGAAGCTGGTAAACTCTATATTGATTTACATACTAGCAGTGAATATCGTTGGAGCGGCACTGTTTGGGCAAGCATTTCTAATCCTCTTGACTTTGCTACAACTGAAGAAGCAAAAGCTGGTACAGACGATAAAAAGGTCATGACGCCTTTAAAGGTTAAACAGGTCATTGATGCAAAAGGTTTCTTGACTACCTCTAGTGCTTCTGAAACTTATGAGCCTAAATTCACCAAAAACAGTGCTTTCAATAAAAATTTCGGTACAACTGCTGGTACTGTGGTAGAAGGCAATGATGCACGTTTGAGCGATGCACGTACTCCTAAAGGTACTGCTGGTGGTGATTTGACAGGTACTTATCCGAATCCCACTATTGGCGCAGGCAAAGTTACTGAGACTAAGATTGCAGACGAAGCAGTAACAAATGCTAAAATTAAAGCACTTGATGTTCAAAAACTGTATGTAGCTGAGGGCGATACTCTTATCATCAACGGTGGTGTAGCGTAATGGCTGACAAAGAGCTGATTGTAAGAGTATGTCACGCATA